AGTCATGTCGCGACTCGCCCACATTCGGACCTGCGGCAACTTCGCATTAGGCTAACACGTTAGCTTGCCCTGCGCCTAACGCCGTGCTACCCTGTGCACGTGGTATCCGATCACGTGACACAGGCGGAGTTTGCACGCATGGCTGGGGTCAAGCCTCCCTCGGTGTCCGGGGCCATCGCCAAGGGCCGCGTCATCCGCGAGCGAGACGGATCAATCAACCCCGCGCGGAAAGAGAACGCCGCCTATCTCACCACCTCCAAGCGCCAGCGCCGCCAGGCGCATCGTCCCTCCGGCGGGAAACCCGGGGCCAAACCCTCGCAGCGCGTTGTGCGGTCGGGAGGATCGCGGAAACCCCGGGGCAAAAAGCTCGCAGAGGTCCCCGAGGGCGGAGGCCCGCTTACCCTCGAAGGTGAAACCTACTCCATGGCCGAGCTTCGAAAAATCGTGGCCCAGGCGGACAAAGAGGAGCAGCAGAACGCCATCCGCCGCGGCGAACTGGTGGAACGCACCGACGTGCACCGCATCTTTGCCCGCATGTATCAGGTGCACACCTCGCAGTTGAAAACGCTCGCCGACAAGCTGGGCCCGGACATCGCCGCCGCCTTCAAGCTCACCGACGCCGACACCCCGCGCGTGCAGGAGCTCATGGGCCTGGAGATCCGCCGATCGCTGGCGCAGATCAAAACCGAGATGAACGCCTACCTGGATGCCATAGGCGACGGGGAGGTCAGCGACCCGGGGGCCGGGGAGTGATCGTATCGTCCGCGGTTCGCCTGATTGATGGCGAGGTGGTGAAGGGCTTCCGCCACTATCAGGCCTTCGTGCTCACGCATGAGAAGCGCAAGACGTATCTGCATGCCGAGCAGGGTTTTGTCACCGACCGTGGAGTCTTCCTCAACCGAAGGGACGCGGCTCGGCATGCACTCCGTTGCCGACAGATCCCGCGACTGCGCTATGCCCCATACGTTCTCTTTAGCGAGGATGTTTGGCCTCATGACCTTCCCGAGTGGGGAACCCGACCTCCGCTCTGGGAACTCTGGGGGCGAGTATGACCACCGCCGACCGCACGTTCTTCCGCAAGGAGATCGACCTCCTGCCCGACCACGCACCGGCGCGCCTGATCAGCGAGTTCGTCCAGGGCCGCCGCGTGATGCCTCCCGACACCCCCTTCCCTGGCTACTGGGACAACGGGCGCACTCCCTATCTCGTGGAGATCATGGACGACCTCTCCCCTTTCTCACCCGTGCAGCACTCCATCACCATGAAGGCGCGAAAGCTCGGGGTGACCGCCGCCGCGGAGAACGTCGTGGGCTACTGGCAATTCGAAAACCCGACCGCCTGCGAGTATGTGACGGCCACCGACGAGCTCGCCGAGGATTGGAGCACACGGCGCTTCGACGCCATGGTGGACTCCATGGGCTTTCGCCACCTCATCGCCAGCCAAACCAACGAGGCAAAGAGCCGCCGTACCGGCGACAAGGTGTTCAAGAAAGAGGTGGTGGGCGGATATCTGGACATCATCAGCTCGAGCTCCAAGAAGGCCCTGCGCGCCGGTGATATCCGCGTGCTGGTCCGCGATGAGATCGACGGCCGCGCGGCACTGCTTACCTCGGGTGAGGGCTACTGGACGGATGTCAACTTCGGGCACACCGCAAGCTGGGGGGCGCGCAAAAAGGTCATGGACTTCAGCTCCCCTACGGTCGCCGGAAACTCGGAGATCGAGCGCCTGTGCAACCTCGGCGACATGCGCAAGTTCCTCGTGCCCTGCCCTGCATGCGGCCGCGAGCAGGAGCTGGTGCATCTGGCCGATGACGCGCAGTACGGAATCAAGCCCATCCTGCAGGCCGGTGAGTTCCTGCGCGCCGTCTACATCTGCCAGCACTGCTTTGCCGAGATCCAGAACCATCAGAAAACCGGTATGCTCGCCGCCGGCCACTGGGAGCCCACGCGAAAGTCATCCGACCCCACCCTGCGCAGTCGCCAGATCAACGCCCTGTACTCCCCCGTGGGGATGCTCTCCTGGAGCGACTACTGGAGGCTCTACATGGCCTCTCTGGAAACCCCCGAGGGCTCGCGTTCGTTCACCAACCTCTACCGCGGCCTGCCCTATGCGGAGACCGGCGCGCGCCCCGACATTCGAAAGGTGATCACCCTGCGCGGGACCTACGCCCAGAAAGAGGTCCAGCCGGGCACCATCTACCTCACGGCAGCCATCGACGTGCAGCGCGGCAAGGACAAGCCTGAGACCCCCGAGCAGGGACCCCGCCTGGAGATGGAGGTGCTCGGCCATGGCCGCGGCTACAAGACCTGGAGCGTGGACTACCGGGTGTTCACCGGCTCCATCGAGGACCCATTCTCCGGAGCCTGGGAGGAGCTCAACCAGTGGGCGGGCAATCCCGACCACCCGGGCCTCCTGTACCGGCGCGCTGACGGCGTGCAGTTCGGCCCCGCCATCATCCTCATCGACTCCTCGGACGGAAACGTCACCAACATCGTCTACGCCTTCTGCGGACGCTGGAGAAGTACCTTCCCCTGCAAGGGCGCCAAGCAGATCGTGGCCGACCCCGAGCGCCGGGAGAAAGGGGACATCGCGGGCACCGCATACAAGCGCTGGCGGATCCTCCAGATCGGGGACGTCACCCAGGTCCTCTACGAGATCAACACGCAGTTCTACAAGGCGCAGTTGTACAACAAGCTGGGTACCGTCACCCGCCGCCCGGCCGACCCCCAGCCCAGCGGATTTCAGGATTTCCCCCGCGACTACCCCGACTCCTACTTCGCGCAGCTCACCGCCGAGGAGCAGCTTGCCGATGGCAGCTTCGTCTCCGGTGGCAGGCGAAACGAGGCCCTGGACTGCCGCGTGTACAACATGGCCGCAGGGGACATCTACCTCATGGGGCTGGTTGAGGGCATGCGAAAGGCCGCTCGCGAGAAGGGGGCCACGCAGCGCCAGGCGGAGGAAATCGGCAGTAACCACGCCCTCACCTGGCTGGAAGGCGGGATCGCTCGCCCCTGATCTTGCTACCTTGTGCACCGGGTAGCTTTGTGGTATCTTCCCCGTGTGAGCGATCTATCACAGCCCGTGACCCAGAGCACGCTCTCGGTTCTGCCCACCACCGTCGCGCAGTTCTACCAGCAACAGTATTCCTACTGGACCTCCCAGCTCACCGCGCTTCAGGCGCAGCTCACCATGCTCATGGCCTCCCCCGTTGAGTCCTACACTTTCTCCGGCGGCGAGGGCCAGCAGAGCGCCAAGCGCCGCGACCTCAAGCAGGTGCAGGACGCCGTGATCTTCGCCGAGCGCCAGGTGGGCTACTACTTCGGCAAGCTCTACGGCCGGCGCAACACCAACCTCACGCTGAGGCGCCGATGATGTCACGCACGATTCGAGATCATGGACCGGCGGGAAGGGTATTCGAATATCCTCGACCCGGACGCGACAAAAAGCCATTCTGGAAACCTGACGGTCCTTCAAAACGAATTGCATCACGGGGATTCCGTGCCAGATGCAAATCCATGTTCATTCGGGGTGTGGAACCCCCAAAGTCTCACCGCCATGAATTGACGTGGAACTGGCTATGACGCGCGTGCCCGTAATCCACAGCGAGGATATCACGGGCCTTCCTGACCTTCGCGCGCGCCCCGCCGAGCTTGAGTTCGGCACCTTCGGCGGCCACCCCGTACGCGACATCCCCGCCCTTCCCCGCTCCGTGCTCTCCGACCTCGAGCGCGCGCTGGTCGATCGCGGCTGGCACTGGGGCCTGCGCTCCTGCACCATCACCATCACCCGCACATTCGGCGCGGACAGGAAGCCCGAGACCCACCTCAAGGCGAGGCTCACGTATGCTTGAATTGCAGCCAGTCACCTTTGCGGAAGCCTGCACGTTCATCGCCGAGCACCACCGTCACCATGAGCCTCCGCAGGGCTACCGCTTCGCAATCGGGGTGAATGACGGGGAGAAAGTAGTCGGCGTGGTCATCGTGGGCCGCCCTGTCGCTCGCCGCTCCGATGACGGCTACACGGCGGAGGTGACTCGCTGCTGCACCGATGGAACGCACAATGCTGCGTCGATGCTCTATCAGGCCGCGTGGCGCGCCGCCCGGTCAATGGGGTACCGCCGCCTCTTGACATTCACGCTCGCCGAGGAACCGGGGACGAGTCTGCGCGCAGCCGGGTGGAAAGTCATCGGAAGCACCCCGGGGAAATCATGGTCCGTTCCTTCTCGACTGAGGGTTGACCATCACCCGCTCGGTCAGCGAACGCTCTGGGAGGCACAACTTGCCTAAGATCGCACGCGCCGCCCGGGAGGCCGCACAGGCCGACGAGGCCAACCGCCTAAAGGCCGAGTACCTGCAGAAGCTCAAGGATGCGCGCCCCTCCCGCCTTCGCGCCGACTACTCATCGGGCGCTGGCGCCGGAGGCTTCCTCACCGGCTGGAGTCGTTCCACCGGCGGCAAGTGGATGGGCGGACAGAGCAAGCCCATCGGCGGGCGGATCACCTGGCACTGGGGGCTGCGCCAGCAGGCCCGCGACATCGCCGAAGACAGCATCCATGCCTACGGCCTCATCCACCGCAAGGCCGATACCGTCATCGACCGCGGCCTCACGCTTTCCGCCACACCCATGGCCGCCGTGCTTGGCATAAGCGAGGAGGAGGCCGACGCCTGGGCGCAGAAGGTCAACCAGTCCTTCGACCTATGGGCCTCCTCGAAGTCCAGCCACCGCTCGGGCCTGTGGAACTTGAAGCAGGCCATGCACCAGCTCATGGTTTCGAAAACCCGCGACAACGACGAGTTTTTGCGCCTGTACTACCCGCAGCGGCAGGACCTCATCGCGGGCATCCAGTGGGAGATCATCGACGCCAACCAGATCCGGGGAGACGCCATCACCTCCACGACGCTCATGCCCTACAAGTTCTACGACGGCATCGAGCGCAACCCCGATGGCAGCGAGCGAGCATATAAGATCTGGGTGCAGCCCCCGCAGGATCCCATCGGCGGCACCCTCGAGGAGCGCACGGTCCCCCGCGTGGGTGAGAAGTCCGGCCGCACGCACATGGTGCACTGGTTTGCCCCCGAATACGCAGGCCAGGGCCGAGGCTACTCGCAACTGGGATCCACCGTCCAGGAGTTCGAGCTCCTGGAGGACTTCTTCGTCAGCGTAGTCAAGAAGGCCATCAACCAGTCGAACATGGTGGGCATCGTCACCAACGAGCAGATGCCGCCCTCCAACTTCTTCGAAAACATCGGCGTGCCCCCCGCGGGCCCCGCGCCGGTCCAGGGCTTCGGCAGTGTGGCCGCCCCGCTTGGGGTGGCCGTCACCGACAGCTTCGGCCTCGCCTCCCAGGTCAACGTGGTCCCCCTGGAGGAAACGGCCTTCAACGTCCCGGGGTCCACGCTCATCACATCGGCCGGCCAGGGCGACAAGCTTGAGTTTCTCCAGAACAACGCGCCCGGCCCCGACTTCGACAAAACGCTGGACGCCATGCTTGCACCGCTCCTGGTGCCCTACGGGATGTCCATAGAGCACTTCAAGATCAAGTACGACAGCTCCTACTCCGCGGCGCGCACCGCCCTCATGGTGGTCTACCGCGGCGTGGAGATGGACCGCGACGCCCTGGACATCGGCTGCCTGTCGGTGATCTACGAAAACTTCCTCGCCGTGGAGATCGCAGCAGGGCGCATCTCCTGCCCGGGCTGGAATGACCCGCGCCTTCGCGCCGCATGGTGCAAGCACCGCTTCATCGGCTCCCCACCCGTTCAGATCGACCCCACCAAGGAGGCGGCGGCGGACAAGGAATACCTGGGGATGTCGGCGACCACTATCGAAAAGGTGAGCTACGAGCGCGGCGGAGGAGACGCCATGGTCAACATCGCCCGCAACAAGCGCACTTTCCCCATCCTCCCCATCCCCCCGTGGGCGCAGAAGATCACCGTATCTGCCACCACCATGGAGGAGGCGGAGGGCAAGGATCAGGCCAACAAGGCCCACGAGCTGGAGGTGGCCAAGGCAGGCGCCCCCAAGGCCGCACCCGGAGCCCCTTCCGCACCCGGCACCAACGGCAAAACCCCGCAACCCGCAGGAGCACCAAAATGACAGCGCAGCAGGAAACGCAACTCCTTGAGGATGTCGCCATGATGAGAACGGCGATCCTCGGGAACGGTACCAAGGGCCTTGCCCAGCGCATGACCGAGATCGAGACCTGGCGCCATAGTCATCCCCGGGTCTGCCCGATGGAGGCCGCCCCGAATCCACGCAAGGCGAACATCGTCAACGTGCTCCTGGGCGTCGCCGCCGCGGTGGGCGTCTGCGGCAGCGTCATCGTGGCGATCCTGAAATGAGGCGATCGTGAACCTCACGGAAAACCTGCTCACCCCCAATCCCTTCTCGCGTCCCGGCACGGAACTGCATTCCGTTCTCGCCTTGGTGATGCACTGGACCGCTGTCCCGCGCCAGACGGCCGTTCAGACGCGCCAGTATTTCGAGGACCGAAAGCAGGGCACCACCGGCTATGGCAGCGCGCATTACATCGTCGATATGGACGGATCAATAATCCGCTGTATCCCCGAGGCCGAGGTCGCCTACCACGTGGGGAGCAACCAGCTCGACCCTGCCAGCGCCCGCATCTACACCGACTGGGCGCGCGCCAAGTTCGGTGACCACGCCACGGACCCGCAGTCCATCGGACCCAACATCTGCACCATGGGCATCGAGATGGAACCCATCGATGCGCAGGGTGCCTTCACTGAGCAGACCCTGCAGGCGGCCATCGAACTTTCCGCAGACATCTGCCGCCGTTACTCCCTGGACCCCTTGGCGGACATCGCCACGCACAACCTCGTCGTGGGATGGAAGGACTGCCCGCGCCTCTGGGTCAACAATCCCGCGCTTTTTACCGGCTTCAAGGCCGACGTGGCGAGGGCAATGTGAAAGCCCTCGCCGATTCGCTCATCGATGGCATCGACATCCTCTTCGTCTGGGGGCTGGCCGCCGCCTGCTTCTACGTTCGCATGTTCTACATCCAGCGCCTTCCCGTTCCCCATGACCCCTCGGGCTGGGCGCAGATGCTGGGAACCGCGGCCGCCTACTCGGCGCTGGTCATCGCGCAGGAGCATTTCCGAGGCAAGAACCGAGCGGCACGCATCAAGAACATCTGGCGCCGAGGTCTTGTCGTTGTAGCCGCCGGCCTTGGCCCGGCCATAGGAGAAGCAGCATGAAAGCATTCCTGAAGGTCCTCGGCGATTTCTTCCTCGACCGAAACGGAGACGGCGACGACAAGCGCTTCTGGGGCGCCGTGCTCATGGTCGTGGCCATCGTGTACCTCTTCACCAGCGGGCAGAAAGGCCCTGACCTATGGACCGTCGTGGGCGGCCTCCTGGTGGTGGCAAGCGGCCTGCTGTGGAAAGCCTCCAGCGCCGACACCAAGGTCCCGCCGGCTCCGCCCTCCTCGCCCACGCAGGGTGTACCGCAGTGAAAATCCCGTGGTGGGTGTTCGCCGCCATCATCGCGCTCCTGGCAGGAGGCCTCGTATATGAAAAGGTTCGCGCTGACCGTGCTGATTCTGCTTTCGCTTCCGACGTGGCAAAACTACGCTCAGACCTCGCAAGCGTCGCCTCCGATCTCAAAACAGGACTGGATGGCGTCCAACGTGGACTTGGGGATAGTCAAAGCGCAGTTGGCCGCCTACAGGCAAGCGTTGCAGCAAGCGCTGTCCGAGAGGGACAATTTGCAAGCGCAACTCAATCAGCACTCGACCGACTCGGCGCTGCAATCGCAAGCGCAACAGGCGGAGCTCTCAAGGCTGACGAAGCAGTTGTCCGACTTGAACAATACAATCAGCGCGTTGGAGTCCAGCTCAGCTTCAGCACTGCAGCGCCAGCAGGACCTTCTGGACAAGGCGGACAAGGATCACAAAGCGGAAGTCAGTAGCTACGCGATCCGCGTTCGCATCTGGCGAGCGGTGGCACTCACCGCCTCTGGCGCAGCCGCGGGTGCGCTGGTGAACAAAGGCGATATCGGGACGGCGGGAATCGGGGCCGGGGCGGGACTGGCGCTGGACCTGATCCTCGAGGCCTTCGGACAGTAGGGAGGGGATATGGCGGTTGCCATCGTATTCTATCAGGCGTTCAAGGAAAATGCGGTCGAGGGCGACAACCTCGGAAGCGACACCTACAAGATCATGCTCACCGATGCCGCGCCCAACGTCGCAACCCATGCGGTGAAGGCCGACGTCACGCAGATCGCATCTGGCAACGGCTACACCACCGACGGCAACGCCTGCACGGTGTCCTCCTCGGCGCAGTCGGGCGGCACCTACAAGCTGGTGCTCGCCTCCCCCACGGCATGGACCGGGGGCCCCTCGGACATGGGGCAGTTCCGATACGCGGTGCTCTACGACGTGACCACCGGCAACCTCATCGGCTACTACGACTACGGCAGCGAGGTCGTGCTGCACAACGGGGACACCTTCACGATCACCCTGGACGGAACCAACGGAGTCCTTCAGCTCGCGTAGGAGTGAGCTATGGCAGACATAAAACTAAGGAGATAGGACGATGATTCAAACCTGGTCACAGGTCATTGCCAACCAGATCGCCGCAGGGACATCCCTTAACACCTATACCACGGCGAAGAGTGTCATCAACCCGCAGGCGCTCGTCACGCTTCCCCCGAACTACCTCTACCCGGGAAAACAGCTTCGCGTGACTTCCGTCATGGGTATTTCCAACGTCGTGACCTCCCAGCGCACGTTCACCTTTCAGGTGATGATGGGGAGCATTGTCGTCTGGACATCCGGTGCCATCACCACCACAACCACGGCACACACACTCATCCCTGCAAAGCTCGTCGTTGACCTTCGCGTTGACTCGGTCGGAAGCGGAACGGCCGCAAAGTTCCTCGGGCAGGGCGTCCTGCAGGGGATCATGTTCGTCATCTCGGGAGCAGTGGCCGATCCGACCGCAGGTGTGGGAACCATCATGTGCCCGAACACGACCCCGGCAGTCGGCACAGGCTTTGACTCTACCATCTCGAATATCCTCGACTTCTGGGTGGGGCTTTCTGCGTCTGAGTCAACCACGGGTCTACAGGTGTTCGAGTACTACGTTGAGGACCTCACATAATGCCCAGCATGGCGCAGTTCCCGAGTGGTCGTTCGCCCCTTATGATCCACGGGATGGCGAAGCTCGACCTCAAAGGAACGCGCCTCTCTCCGCTCATGCGGGATACGCACATCTGGGCGCTTTCGGGTCAGACTGTGGACGGAACGGGGTCGGCACTCGGCAACTGTCAGGTTCACTTGTTCTACACCTCCAACGATGTGGAAGCCGCAATGGTCCAGAGCGATGCCTCAGGAAACTTCACATTCCTGATCGGCCCGAACGCCGGTCCTTTCTATTGCGTCGCCTATCTTCCCGGTTCTCCTGACAAAGCGGGGACGACGGTGAACACCCTGGTGCCGGCATGAGCCTGCTCATCTACCTTCGCCAGGGATCGGCGACTCCGAACAACATCATCCTCCGCGATCCGACGCAATCCGATAGCGGCGGGACGGCCTATACCCTCACAGCGGCATCGACCACCCTTACGCTTTCGGCGCAATCGGCCACGATCACCCGGGGCCGGGTGCTCACCGCGGCGAAAACCAGCCTCGCGCTCACGGCAGAGACCGCCTCCCTCACCATCGGGCGTGCCCTGGCCGCCGCGAAAACGAATCTCACGCTTACGGCAGAATCTGCTACCCTCGCCTACACCCCGGGAGCCGCGCACTACGCGCTCACCGCCGCCCCGACCACGCTCTCCCTCGCCGCTGAATCGGCCACGATTACCCGCGCGCGCGGGCTGGCCGCCTCCGCCGGATCGCTATCCCTCACTGGCGAGTCGGCGTCCCTGAAGATCGGGCGCGCCATGGCAGCGGCAAGCTCCTCGCTTTCCCTGTCGGCGAAAACCGCCGGCATGACAGTGAGCCGCGCGCTCACCGCTGCCTCGCGTACCCTTTCCCTCTCGGCACAGTCTGCGGCGTTCACCATAGCGCGTGGACTCGCTGCCGCATCGGGTGTGCTTTCCCTCACCGGGGAATCCGCTACCTTTACGCGCTCCCGCAGCATGACCACCGCCGCCGGGTCCCTTGCGCTCTCCGCACAGTCGGCCACCCTGAGCAAGACCACCGCGGGGTCCTATATGCTTTCCGCGCAGGCCGGTTCCCTTTCCCTTTCTCCGCAGTCGGCCGAACTTTCTCGAGGGCTTTTCATCGCCTGCGCCCCCGGCTCCCTCGTCCTCACCTCCGAGGAGGCCGATCTCCTGTACTCCGGCGGGTCGGCTCCCACTGTCCCCGGCTACCGCGTGGCCCTTTCGTTTCAGCCCACCCTCGGGGTATCCGCTTCCTTCGGGGCAGTTCCCGCGCTCTCCCTGTCCTTCGAGCCCAACGTCTCCGCCTCGTTCTCTCCCGTTCGGGCGCTGGCGTTCTCTTTCACACCCGTCAAGGAGGTGGCCCTGTGACCTACGCGGTGGTGGGAACCGACATCCGAATCACGGTCACTCTCGGGGTGGACATCACCGGGGCGACCACCAAGCAGATCGGCTACCTAAAGCCGGGCTCTGGCACGCCTGCCTACCTCACGGCAACCGTCACCGATGAGCCCAACGGCGTGATGTATGCCGACCTTCCCAACGCCACAAACGACACCGCCGGCGTCTGGGCGGTATTCCCCTGGGTGGTCCAAAGCGACGGTAAGAAGGTGAGCGCAGCCGCGCAGAGCTTCACCGTGCTCTCCCTCGGCGTGGTCGCAGGCGTATGAGCGAGCGGCGCCTGATCCTCTTCCATGACCCCGACGAGGCCGCACGCTGGCAGGAGGCGCTGGACGCTGCGGGCCTTCCGGCGCAGTGCGTGGCCTACGAGGAGCCGTTCAAGGACGAGCGCGGCTTCTGGCAGCCCCCAAGGTGGAAGTCCCACGACTTCACCTGCCGGGGGGTGACCAAGCACTTCTACTACATCGACGGCGGCTGGTACCGAGCCAACATCGACAACAACTTCGATGGCGGCGGAAACCACGGTGCCTATCCCGGGATCCCGCCTGATTGCGAGTACCTGGAGGCCAACAACGATGAAAGCCAGTGGGATTCCCTCATCATCGGGGAGCACCACGAGGCCCCCGAGGACGTGGAAATGGCAGGCGACTGGCAGGCCAACTACGAGGAAGCCCACGGCCACGCCATCACCGAGGAGCGCTCCGCCCGCGAACCCTACCGCGACCCGCGCGTGATCGCCGATCCCTCCAAGCCCGAGGAATCCAACGACGCCCAGGTGGACTCACCTGCCTTCGCCCGGGTGGACCCGCTTGCCGTGGCGCGCGCCACCATGAGGATCCGCCGATGACCGCCGATGAAATCCGGGAGCTTCGAAAGCGGCGCCTGGCGATGTCGCGCGAGCAGTTTGCGCAGACCATCGGAGTGGCAGCGCGCACCGTGGAGTTCTGGGAGCAGGGCCGTGGCCGGCCGCGCCGCGACATCGAAGAGAAGATCGAAACCCTCCGCCCTACGGAGTGATCGGAGTACGGAGTAACTCCGTACTTGCAGACTACCCCGTGCACCCTGTAGTTTCCTCTCATCATGAGCAGCTTGAAGCTGTTCGCCATGGAGCCCACCTCACTGATCTCCTACCTGGAGAAACTCGAAAACGCGAGCGAGGCCGAGATCCGTCTTGCCGCCTCCATGTTCGCGGAGGATGGCGATGATGAGGACCCCGTAGACGACATCTACGAGGAGGACGACGGGGAGGCGCGCATCCGCATCGACGGACCGCTTTCCATCAACGGCCCCTCACCTCTGGCCCGTCTGTTCGGACTCTCCGGTTCCAGCTATCGCACCATCATGGCCGCCTGCGACCGCGCCGCGGCAAGCGCCTGCACCAGCGTGGCCTTCGCCATCAACTCCCCCGGCGGGGATGTTCAGGGCGTGGACCAGTGCTGGCAGGCGATCGCCGCGCTGGCGGAGAAAAAGCCCTGCACCGCCGAAAACCACGGCCTCATGGCATCGGCCGCCTACTGGCTGGCCAGCGCCTGCACGAAGATCGTCGCCATGTCCCCTGCCTGCGAGCAGGGCAGTATCGGCGTGAAGATCGTTGCCATCGACGATAGCGACTGGCAGAAACAGGCCGGCATCAAGCGCGTGCAGATCGTGAGCAAGAACGCCCCCGCGAAGGTCGATGACCCCGCGACCAAGGCCGGCCGCGAGAACCTGCAGGCGCGCGCCGACGCCATGGAAGGCGTCTTCCTGGCCCGCGTGGCCGAAGGCCGGGGCGTCACCGCCGAATACGTAGCCGAGAACTACGGGTCGGGCGCCGTTCTCATCTCCGCCGAGGCCCTCCGCGTCCGCATGATCGACGACGTTCGAATGTCCATGAAAGCCGAATCTCCTGCGGCGCCCGACTCTTTGTCCCGCCGAACCTCAGAAACGACCGGCGCGCTTGTCGCGCAGCATGAATCCCATGGGAGGAACACCATGACCCTGAAGGAACTTCTGGCCTCCGACGCCGCAGCCCTCGCCGAGTACAACGCGGCGCTGAAAGCCGCCCACGACGAAGGGGCGAAGGCCATGCAGGCGCGCATCGACGCGGCCAAGCCCTTCCTCGCCCTGGAGGTGAGCAAGGACGGCTACGTCGAGAGCGAGGTCAAGCAGATCGCCAAGCTCGCCATCGACGTCATGGCAGGCACCGAGGAACCGGCGGCCCTTCGCGCGTTCGTCCGCCTCGTGGACATGGGCAAGGAGCAGCGCAAGCTCACCGCCGCCCAGAAGGAAACCGAGGACGCCGGCGAAACCGCCCCGCTGAAGCTGGAGGCCAACGCCGAGCTCATCGCCAAGGCCGCGGCCCTGAAGATCGACGTGGCGGCCATCGAGGCAGCGGCGCTGGCCGCGCACACCGACCCCGTGGAAGCCCTCAAGGGCGAGATCGCCCTGCAGGAAGCGGCCAAGGGCGGGCACGCCTCTGGCGGCGTGAGGGGGCTGTAGCATGGAGTACACGGTAGGCGCAGGCCTCCCGTCGCCCGTCCAGGATGCCATTCTCAACGGCCAGTGCTTCTGGTACTCGACCGCCGCCTCGGGAGTGGCCCTCGCGGTGGTGGGCACCTCCAGCGCCCCGATGATCTGGAACCCGTCGGATTCCAATCGCAGGCTCCACGTCATCCAGGTCAATTTCGGCTACGTTTCGGGAGCGGTGGCCGCCCAGCACATCGGCTGGGGCATCCAGCTCGGCGTCGGTGCCCAGATCGGGACCGCGCAACCGGTCGTGTCCTACACGGCAGGCAGCCCTGTCAACGCCCTCATCGGGGCGGGCGTCGCATCAAAGATGCGCTTCGCACCGGCGACGTGCTCGCTCACGGTCGGCCCAACCTACCAGGGGACCTACGGGCTCTCCGCAGGCGGGGCGATCGGAAACGGCCCGCTGTTCCCGCTCATGGACTGGACCTGGGGAAAGATCGTCATCCCGCCGGGCGTCGCCTACTTCCCCGCGGTTTCTGGCGGCACGCTCACCATGACCGCCTCGGTGGCCGTGTTCGGCTGGGAAGAGCCCATCACCTCGGGGGGCGGCTGAGATGGAGTACACGGTAGGCGCGGGAGTTCCCGCAGGCGTCACCGATGCCGTCTCGGCAGGCCAGTGCTTCTGGTACAACACCCCAGCGGCAGGCGTCACCGGCAAGGCAGTCACGACCAACAACCTCCCCGTCATCTGGAACCCCAGCGACTCCAACCGGATGCTGCACATCATCCAGATCAACTACGGGGTGGTATCAGGAACGGTGATCGCCGCGCACATCGCTTACGGCTACCTCCTGGCGGCAGGGGCGCAGTACGGAACGGGCCAGCCCATCATCACCTTCGGCGGTGTCACCCCGATCAACGCCATGCCCGGGGCAGGTGTGGCATCACGGATGAACTTCGCGCACACCACCCTGACCATGACCACGGGCCCGGCCTACATGGCCCCCAACGGCTTCTCCTCTGGAGGCAACCTCGCCGCGGGGATGCTCTTCGACACCCAGGACCTCGTCTGGGGCAAGATCGTCGTCCCCCCCGGTGTCGCCTTCTTCCCCTACGTCTCCAACGGAGCCATCGCGCTGGTGGCATCAGTCAGCACTTTCGGATGGGAGCAGCCCATCAACCCCAACGGGCCATAAGGAGAGAGACCAATGCTGCAGGCATCACAGACCAACAAGACCTACCCCTTCATCCTGGGCGGAACGGCGCTCGTTTACGAGAACGAGACGATCCTCCGGGATGCCTCCCGCGTGGCAGGTCATGACATCGCCCAGTACACCGTCATGGCGCAGGTCGCCGCAAGCGAGAAGTGGGTGCCGTGGTCCAGCGTCACCAATACCGATGGCAGCGCCATCCCCGCGGGCATCCTCATGAACGACGGCGGGGTCTCGGGCGCCTCGGTGATCGCAGGGGACGTGACCGGCGTTCAGATCCTCATCGGCACGGCGGTAGAGATCGACGGCGGCCAGCTCGTTTTCGACGCCTACGTGGCAGGCGGCTCCTCGGCACTGGCGCTGACCACGGCGTTCACGGGCAACGCGGCGGGCTCGGGCACGGCCACCCCGTACATCGTGCTCACCTGCAAGGCCCTGCTCAAGATGCTGGGGATCTACACCAAGACGGCGTACGCGGCCAGCAAGACGGCGTAGAGGAGAAAACGCAAGATGGCTTCACCGATTGTCTTCGATCCGCTTTCCCGATTCCTGGCAACGGGCTTTCGGGAAATCGACACCATGCACCTTCCGACCGCCTTCCAGGCGATGTTCGGCAACCCCGCCAACGGTGCCTTCACCATCTTCAGCCCCAACGCCAACGATCTGGACATCGAGATTGAGCGCAGCGACGAGACCTTCGCCGCGCTGATCCCGCGCGGAGTCAACGCGAAGTTCGGCGGCACCACGCACGCCGACATCCTCGTGGGCCAGGGCACGGCGTTCAGCCGCAAGTACCCGCTCACCGAGGAAAGCGGCACGATCACCGGCGACCAGATCAACAACCGCATCATCCCCGACGAGGGCCCGTACGAGAACTGGACCCGGGAGGTGCGGGCGCAGCGCCTGGCGCAGAAGATCTACAAGATCGCCGTGCAGCGCCACATCCGCCTCCAGGAAAAGCTGGCGGTGCAGTCGATCACCACGGGCAAGCAGTGCGCGAAGTCCCTGTCGGACACCACGAGCGATATCTACGACTTCAAGCGGAGCTCCGCCCTGGCCTACACGCCCACCCACCAGTGGGCCAACGCCTCGGGCGTCCCGCTCACGGACCTGGACGCGATGAACGACCTGGTGCGCTTCTACTGCAAGAACGCGCCGGACTTCGCGGTGTTCGGAGGAACGGCCATGAGCCAGTTCCTCGGAAACTCCAGCGTCTACACCGCCTTCGCCCACCACTTCTACTGGGACTTCATCCAGTTTTCCTCGAGCTTCCGTCCCGACGCGAAGTTCGACCGCATGGTGGCCGGCGGCCTGATCCCCTTCGGCCAGATCCGCACGCCCAAGGGCTACAGCCTGACGGTGTTCACCTACCCCGAGATCTACGCCAGCGCGAACACCAGCGGGGTGAGCACGAAGTACTTCGACGACACCGCGGTGCTCGTGGGCTTCAGCGGCGCGCGCTGCGACCGCTACTTCGGGCCGCCCGAGCGCCTGCCGCAGACCTCCATCGACACCGCGAAGATGATGGAGCGCTTCGGCTTCAACCCGGCGCTGCCGCCTCTTCCCGCGGGCGTGGAGGGTGCGACCAACGTGGTGCCCCCGCAGATGTACTACGTGGACGCTTACGAGGAGAACGTGGCGAAGAACCTCACCGTTCGCGTGCAGGCCGCCCCGATCTACGCTCCCACGCAGGTCGATGCCTTCGCCTACGGCGTGATGGCCGGGACGAGCTGATAGGGCCATCCCGGGATGATCGGGACCATCGCCATGATCTGGAAGGACGGGGTGCTCTACGACAACGGGCGCCCCGTCGCCGGTCCAGGAGAACGGATCTACGTGGATTCAGTCACGGCGGAACGCTACCTGCGCGAAGGCAAGGCAGTGCTTCCGCCCCGAAGGTGAGAGAGGTGAGAAATGGCAGACAAAGCTCCCAGCGCATTCCGATGGCTCGGTGAGGGATTCCTCCACGTCGAGCGCGTAACCCTGGACGAGGCCAAGAAGGTGGTGCAATCCATCGAGCACCTTGCCAGCATCGCCCCGGGGGAGATCGTCAAGGACGTCGAGCACCTCGCGGCCCTCGGCGCCGAGCGCATCGCCGGGCTGATCAAGGAAGGCAAGGCCGCCGCCCTGGACGCCCCTGCCTCCCCGAAAGGCGCCGCCAGCGCCTCGGAGAAGGCCAACGTCACGAAGGTCATGGCCGACAGCGTGACCGCAGGCTCAGGCATCGCCGCCCTGGACGCCGCCGCCGCCGCGAAGGCCGAGGCTCAGGGAACCGCAGCCCCCGCCGCGAAGCTCCCCTCGCCGCCGGTCGCAGGCCCGTCGAGGTCATAGGCCATGAAACTCCCCGAGGGAGTCCACTACCACGGCAACGGCCTGCACCTTGCGCCGGGCGACACCCTCCCGGAGGAGATCCTCGCCGCGCTTCCCGCCGACCACCCGCTGAAAGCCGCCGCGCGGGCTCCCGCCGCCGATTCCCCGGCGCCGCCCCGGGCCGTACCGCGCGCTGCCTTGAAGGATTGACCTATGGCCGGCGAGGCATGGACGATGCTCGAGCAGGACCTGGCGGCGACGCTGGAAAGCGATTTCGCGGCCCCCGTGGTCCTCATCGCCCCCGATGGCGTGGTGATCTCCACCTCTCTGCACGGAGGCCCGCTCCTGGGCAAAGTCATGTACGACTACCGCGAGGAGCGCCCGGGCGGGGAGATCGTCGTGGTGAAAAGCCCGCTGGTGATCCTGCGCCTGTCCTCGCTCTCGCGCGTGCCCAAGGCCGACGAGCCGTGGTTCGTGATGATCCCCACCTCGCCCGCTGACCCTACGCTCAAGCGCTTTCTCATCGACGGGCGCACCCGGGCCCCCGAGCGAGTGGACTCCATCGGCTTCGTGCGCCTCTTCCCCCAGGCGGTAGGCCAGGCATGAGCGCCACCGACTGGCGCGCGCCGATCATCCGCGAGGCATTGCTCTCGCTCCTTGAGGCCAACGCCGCGGGGCGCTTCTCCGTGGAGGGCTTCCAGCGGCAGAGCCACGACGCCGAGAGCCTGCTGGGGAACCTGCGCCATGTGACGGTGTTCTACCGAAGCGGCCAGCTCGACAAAGCGCGATCGGGCTGGCTCCAGGGGCCGTTTCGCCACGCCATGACCTTCCAGGTGGAACTGAAGCTCGCAGCGCAGGCCTCGGCGGACCTTCGCCCCCTCATGGACCCCAACGCCACCCCGCAGGCGTTCGCATCTGCGCTTGCCGCCTCCGACAGCGCCGCCCACCAGGCGGATATCCGCTGGGACGAGCTCTCGGGGATCCTCTTCGGTATCCTCATGGACCCCCGCAACTCCCAGACTCTAGGCGGCGTGCAGATAGGTGACCGCTGGATTTCCAACATCAACAAGGAGTCCCCGCCGCCGGTTGGCGAGTACGTACTGCTCTCCGGCACCATGGACTACACCTGCACCGTGACCGAGGCCGTCTCGGGAGAGGTCGGTACCCCGGCCGGCTCCGGTGCGGTGGATCTATCCCTTTCTGTGACAAGCGATCCCACGGGCGCAAGCCCGGACCCCGCCAAGGCGGGAGCGAAAGCAGGAGGCCCATAGTATGCCCATCCTCTCCAGCAGCTTGGCCGTCGCGCGCGGCGCCGGAGTCAAGAACACCTCCTTCACGCCTGTGGCCAACGACGTGGCGCGCAACATCGTCATCATCGGGACCTTTGACCCCTCGCTGGCGGGCTCCATCACCGCGGAGACCGTCTACGGGCCTTATTCCAGCCCGGGGGCGGTGGCCCTGAAGTTCGGCGCTGGCTTCATGCTCGACCGCCTGGCCATCGGGGTCTTCGCCGGCCTCGGCACCGGTGGCGCCGGCGTCTACGTCATCCCGCAGGCGGAAGTCGCGGGAGCTGCTGCAACCTCCACGGGGTTTGCCATCACCGGACCCTCGACGGCCGCCGGCACCCTTGCCATCTACGTGGACGGCGTGCGCTACTCCGTCTCGGTGGCCTCGGGTGACAGCGCCATCACCATCGCCACGGCGATCGCGGCGGCCATCACCGCCGACAGCCACGCACCGATTACCGCATCCAACGGCGGCACGGCCAACGTCACCACCACCTCGAAGTCCAAGGGCCCCTGGGGCAACTCGATCCCGCTGGCCGTCAACATCCAGGCCGGCGACAGCCTCCCGGCCGGAGTCGGGGTAACCGTGACCGCCATGACCGGCGGGACGGGCGTGCCGACTATCGCCAACGCCCTGAACGCGCTGGGAACCGGGACGAACGCCAACAACCTCCCGGGAAACCAGTGGATGACCGACCTCGTCCACGGCTACCTCGCCAGCGGCACCACGGCGGCGGCCACCGCGCAGGACCAGACCACGACCACCGCGGTCTCCACCTACAACGGGCTGGCCAGCGCTGATCCCCCCACGGGCTGCTACGACCACCTGGTGGGAAAGCCCTTCCGCTGCTGGACGGGCGACGTCACCAACAGCGCCACGGTCCCCAGCGCGCTCACCACATTTGCCACCACGAACACCTACGACCGAACCGACCAGCTCATCTGCGTTGCCGGAAGCCGCACTCACCCCTGCGAGGTGGCGGCCGTCGCCTGCGGGGCGGTGAACGCGCGGACCGGGCAGGCGGCGCTTCGCCCCTATGACGGCATCGTGCTCTCGGGCGTGGAGCCCGGGCCCAGCGGCATGTGGACGGCCGACTACACCAACCGCGACACCGCGGTCAAGGCAGGGCTGTCGCCCACCGTCATTCAGGGCGGGTACGTGGTGCTCCAGAACGTGGTCACCTACTACGCCAACAACACCGGCATCCCCTCCACCAGCAACGGCTACCGCGACAGCGTGAACCTGGCGAAGCTGCAGAACATCATCGCAAGCGACCTGGCCACCTTCCGCGGGGCAAAGTGGAGCGGAATCGCCATCGTCAAGGACAAGAACCAGGTCACCGACGTCACGGCCAAGCAGTACGCTCGCGACGTGCAGGACGTGGTGGACGAGTACATAGCACTCGCCAAGGCGTGGGCGGGCAAGGGGTGGATCGCGGACGCCACCTACACCATCAACGCCCTGAAGTCGGGAATGTCCAGCGCCTCCCCGCCCATCCAGGTGCGCACCGGCGGCGACGGGTTCACCGCGGTCATCCCGATCATCCTATCGGGCCAGGGGAACATCATCGACACCACGATCAACTTCGACATCAGCTTCGCGGCGCTGGCCGCATAGGAGGCATACGGTGTGGGAACTGATCGCATTCATCGCGGTGCTGCTCCTGCTGGCATGGGTGTTCACTTCCCCGGGCCCTTCCTATTTCCATGAGCGTCCGCTTCCCACCACAAAGCCGCCTACGCACCGTCAGGTCAAGGAGAAATAGATGGCAGACGTAACCCTCGCCGCGGCGTTCCGCTCGGGGATCCTGAAAGCCTCGGGCTTCATCAAGCTTGAAAACTGGGAGAACCAGGACAACAAGCTCACCGTCACCCTGATCCCGAGGGACAATCAGTGGGAGGTGTTCTCGGGCACCGCCCCCGATGACAGCGGCACCCCGCTCTCGGTGTCCATCGCAGGGGTGACCTACCGGGTGTTGGGCGACACCAACGTGAACCTCCCCGCCTCCCAGTGGGACAACGAGGGGGTGGCCACCAGCGGCCGCAACAACCGCAAGATGACCAAGGTGGTGCGGGCGATGAGCGGCATCACCATCGCCTGCAGCCTCTCGGAGATGGAGAGCCTCCGGGCAATCGCGGAGGGCTGACGCATAGGGTGAGGGGGCGCCGGTGGCGGCCGGCGAATTACAGGGCCCCCTCGCCCAACCATGGAGGTGAGAAACATGGGTCAATTTTCGCTGAACCGAGACGAGAGCAAATACAAGCTCTCCCCCGAGGCGGCCACCGCGCAGGTGCGCCAGCTCATCGAGCACTACCAGATCGACATCGACGCCCAGCCCGACCGAAAGGCCAAGGCCGCCATCGAGGGGGTCTGCGAGCGGCTGGTGCGCTTCTACCGCATGGGCCTCCTGGAGAACATCCGAGACGGAAACCGGCTCACCGTTCGCCAGCACCTGGCCAACCCGCCCGGGGAGACCAAGGACCTGGACTGGGCGCAGATGGGCGCCAAGGCGAAGCTGGCCACCGATGGCTTCGACCAGGACGACCGCTACGCCCGGGCGTACGCGCTCATCGCGCACCTCACGGGCCTCCCCCCGCAGGCGGTGCACGAGCTTCGGGGCGTGGACCTCAACGCGGCCGAGGACCTCGGGCTGCTTTTTCTCTTGGGGTAGGCAGGGTTCACCAGATGATGGGCAACCTGTTCTACCGCAGAGTCCAGCCCTCCGAGATCAAGGAGATGAGCTACGAGGAGCTGCGCTACTGGGACGGCTGGCATGCGCTCATGGCCAACGCCGAGCGGGACTCCGTGAGGAAGGCTCCGTAGATGCCTGACTTCGCCGTTCGCTCCGTGCTCTCTGCGGTGGACAAGTTCTCCACGATCCTCAGCCACATGGGCGTGAACATGGGGAAGTTCGGCACGGCCTCTGAGGGCGCGTGGGGCAAGGCGGAAAAGGGCGCGGCATCCTTCAAGGCGGTCTTCGGCGGCGTGCTGGGCGAGCGCCTGTTCGAAAAGGCCGCCGAGGGGGTGAAAAAGCTCGTGGAGGCCGTCCCCGAGTTTGCCGCCCGCGGGCAGGAGATCGGGCGCATGGCCTCCATCATCGGGGTATCTGCGGACGCCTGGCAGCGCTTCTCCTACGCCGCGAAGCTCACGGATACCAACGTCGAGGGCCTGCAGACGGGCTTGCAGCGCCTTAACCGCAACATGGCCGACCTCAGCGTGGGCAAGGGCACGCTCATGGACCTCGTGCGCTTCGGCCCGCCGGGGCTTGCCCGCCAGATCCGCTCCACCCATGACGCCAGCGAGGCCTTCCTGATCCTGGCCGACTCCATCTCCAAGACGCGGGACCCTCAGGTGCGCGCGCGCATCGCCGTGGCCGCATTTGGAAAAGCCGGCCAGGACCTGCTGCCTATGCTGGCCCAGGGCCGCGAGGGCATCCACAAGCTCATGCAGGAGGCCTCCATCTACGGCAGCGTGCTCGATGACAAGACCATCGAGGCCTCCGCGCGCTTCGACGACAGCCTCAAGCGCCTGAAAGGCAGCGTGCAGAGCGTCAAGGACACCGTGCTCTCCTTCGTGCTTCGCGCCGCGCAGCCCTACATCGAGAAGGCCCTCGCATGGGTGGCCGCCAACAAGGAGATCATCGCTCAGCGGGTGGAAAACGCGATCATGAACATCGCAAGCGCCATCCAGGCCGCCAAGCCCTTCCTGCTGTTCCTCTGGAACGCCGCGGGCTGGCTCATAAAGAACTGGCCGCTTCTGGCGCTGGTGTACGTCTACTGGACGGCCGCGCAGATCGCCCTCAACGTCGCGCTGGACTCCAACCCCATCGGGGCTGTGATCATCGGCATCGAGGCGCTGGCCGCCGCGGTGCTCATCATCATCCACTACTGGCACGACATCACCGACGCCCTGAACGCCGCATGGAACTGGTTCGACCGCCTGTACAACAAGTCGCTCGCCCTTCGGACGGCCATCTTCTTCCTCGCCTCCCCGATCTGGCTGGTGGTGGAGGCCGTGCGCACGCTCGTGGACCTATTGTCCGGCCGCGGCCTGAAATCCTTCGAGAACTTCATTCCCCCGTGGCTCAAAGGCGCCACCGACAAGCTGGGGCTGACGCAGCAGAACGCCAACCAGGGCTACTGGAACAACGCCGAGGCCCCGAACAAGGGTGCGCCAAGCATGCGGGTGGTCAACAACATCAACGTGGACAACAGCCGCGCCCCCGGCACCACGAGTAACGTCCGTGTGGCCCCCGCCCTTTCCGGCGCCCAGGGCATGCAGTACGCCATGGGAGGCGGATAATGAGCGTCGGATTCCCGGCCTCCATCAAGCTCTACTCCATCTTCGGGAAGTTCCTGGCGGACGCGTTCGGTGTTACCTGCGCCTATCATGTCGGCTCATCGGTAAGGGGCAAGGGGTGGCGGGACGTGGACGTCGTTGTTCTTCTTGAGGACAAGGATTTCGAGCTCATGTTCGGGCACAAGGTCCCCGAGGGCGCCAAGTGGGAGGCAATCTGTCTCGCATTTTCAGCCCTCGGCAAAGACCTTACCGGCCTTCCGATTGACTTCAAGATCCAGCCGGTTACGTGGGCGAATGACAAGTTTCGAAGTCAGGATGGACACCAGCGCAGCGCCATGATCGGGGGATCGCCGTGATCCCCTGGCAGAGCCGCTTGCGCGCGCAGATCACCCTCGTTGCCCCGGACGGCACGCGATTTGTCGCCTCCTGGGGCGGGGATGACATCGAGATCGGAAAGCAGGTCCCGCAGTTCAACCCGCCGCTTTTCGACGGCACGATCACGCAGGACCTCGGCAGCAAGGGCTGGGCGTTTCCCCTTACCCTCACCTTCGAGGGGGACAACCACGACACCATGGCCCTGGGGTTCGCCCGGGCGCTCGCGCAGCGCGGCCCCTGGGGCATCATGCACCCCGTCTATGGCCAGTTCAGCCTCCAGCCCATCGGCCCGTTCAGCCTCAAGGTCCAGCCCACCGAAAGCGGCAACGCCACGCAGGTAAGCGGCCCGTGGGTCGAGGTGCCCTCCACCGCCGCCACGCGCTCGCTTTCCGAGCAGGCGGCCCTCACCAGCGCCCAGGTCGATGCCGCCAACGCCGCGGCCGCCGCGCAGTTCACCGATGCCCTGGATGTCTCCGACGCCGAGGGACAGGCCGCCGCGCAAGCCGCGGGGCTGGGGGCGCTGGGGAAGTTCGTTTCCTCGGGCCTGGCCAGCCTCATCAGCAAGAGCGCCGACCTGCAGGCTCAGTTCACCGCGGCGTGGAACTCGGCCACCGCGGGATTGCAGGCCGCCGTGTGGGACGGCGTGAACATCTACCAGCAGGTGCAGCAGATCATGTCCCTTCCGGCAGTCGTCGAGGCGGACCTTGCCACGAAACTTGCCAACTTCGGGGCGTTCGTGGACGACATCAAGGACGCCCTGGGCCTGAATACCGGCTCCGATGTCGCGGCCACCAACGCCGCTGCGATGGATGAGCTTTTCCTCTCGGGGGCGATAACCGGGTGCATCCAGAGCGTGCTCACCTCCCCGCCTGCCACCCGTGACCAGGCCCTGCAGGCGATCAACGACATTTCGGCGATGTTCACGGAGATCACCGCTGCCCTCGACGCCGTGCAGACGGCAACCGCCGGCAACCCCGCCTCAGGGCAGTACTTCTCCAATGGCATGTCGTACGCCGACCTCGCGCTGGTGGTGAGCATGGGCCTGCAGTACCTGCTTCGCCTCATTTTCGACCTCAAGGTGGCGCGCCGCTTCACCCTCGACCGGCCCCGCCACCCGGGTGAGATCGTAATCACCGAGTATGCCCCCGAGGACTCCAGCACCTACGACGACCTCTACGACCTTTTCATTGCCTCCAACGGCCTCATCGGCGATGACATCGTGCTCCTGCCCGCCGGCCGCGAGGTGGTGGTGTACCAGTGAGACACCCAGGCCCCGTGCTCGATAGGATGTTCCCTCCCGCAGGTCCATGCGCTTTCTGCGGCCACGCGGACAAGCGCCACCGCCTGTGGGATACACTCATTGCCCGCCATGATCATGGTGAATCGACGCACTCCATCGCGTCCGACTACGGATTCACCATGGAATCGGTCCGCGCCGTTCTTCGCGTCCGACCGTACCAGAGGCGCCGGGCATGAGCTCACTTGACGAGGCCATTGCCCAGGGACAGCAGACGCTTGCCAACTCCAAGGCGGTCTCGGAGTCGCGGGCGCTTGAGACGGCGCTGCGCCACAAGCCGCGAAACGAGGTTACCTTCCTCCTGGAAGGCCGCGAGGTGCCCATCCTCAACGCCAAGATCAGCCGCAGCATAGACACTGTGGCCGACGGCTGGACCTGCGAGGTGGAGTGGATCCCCGGCCGCGACAAGGACCTTGACCGCCGCATAGGCCCGTACACCTACGCTCGAGCGCAGATCTACATCGGCCCGCGCTTGGTGAACACCGGCCGCCTGTACACGGTTCGGAACACGTTCACCGCTCAGGGGCTGGTGAAGCAGCTTGAGTGCGCATCGTACACCGCTGACCTCGTGGATAGCGACATGCCCCCGTTCTCAGGCTACCAGTTCCAGGGCTCAAGCCTCCCGGACATCGCCTCCACCCTGTGCCGTCAGATGAAAAACGTGGACGGATCTGCACTCACCCCCCCAATCTCCGTGGGAATCAGCCGCATCCTCACGGGCGCCGACTACACGCGCGTGGTCACTCCGTTTGACATCGTGCAGACACAGCTCACCGAGAAGTACTCCGAGTTTTTCACCCGCCTCGCCTACCAGCGGGGGGCGCTTGTGACCAACGACCGCTATGGGATGCTTCTCATCACCATGGGCGCAAAGACCGGGCCTGAGGTCGCCACCCTCGGTGAGCAGGACATCGCCGCCTACCGGCAGGCCCTCTCAGGGTCGAACGCGCAGAGCCAGAGCTGGGGCGCCTCCTTCGATGGCCGCCAGCGCTTCTCCACCTACGCCGTCTACGGGCAAAGCGGGGCCCCCCTGGAGTACGACGCCGACGAGAGCGAGGACACTGGGGGGGCCATGTACAGCGTGGCAACCGATGACCGCGTGCCCGGCAGCCGCCGCACCAACATCATCATGGGAGACATCGCAGCAGGCGGGGCGGGGGTGACCGCTGCATGGCACCGATCGCGCCAGCTCGTGAAGGCCCTCACCATCCCCTTTCCGGTGATCGGCTGGTACACGCCGGCTGGGGACCTGTGGAATCCCAACGACTTTGTGACGGCCCTTGCGCCCTCGCTTGATATCAACATCGCGACCAAGTTCCTCGTCCGCCAGATCGACTACGACCACAGCGCCTCGGGGCAGACGGCCACCCTGTACCTGGTCCCGCCGGAGGTCTACACCGGCCAGCCCGTGCGGGAACCGTGGAGCGGGAGGTGGCAGTGAACGAGATCCGCGTGGGCGTAGTCAAGGGACTTGCGACCACCGATGCACAGGGACAGCCGACTCTCCTGGGAGTGGGAGCGCCGAAGAACTCAAAAAGCGGAAAGGCGCGGCTTCTACAGGTGCGCATCGGACCCCAGTTGCAGACGGTGCAGCTCGTGCCCCTGGCGGGCGAGGACTTTTCACCCCCGGCGGGCGCGCTGGTGGTCCTCATCGACTCCTCGGGCTGGAAGTACGCCGTGGCCTGCCAGGACGACATCCCGCCGGACCCCAACCTCAACCCTGGGGAAAAACTGCTCTATGGCAGCGACGGCAGCGGAAACAAGCGCGGGAGGGTGAAGTTCAAGCAGAACGGCAAGGTGTACCTGGGAAACGCCACGCAGAACCTCAGGACGCAGTTGGACAACCTCCTGCAGGCGCTGAACACCTTCAGTGGGACGGCGGCGCAGGCGAGTATCACCACGGGCGGGAGCTCGAGCGCATCACTGGCGGCGGCCATCGTGGCGCTCATGGCGCCCCTGTTTTCCTCGGTGGTCAACGTCACCACGGCGATCGACGCGCTACTGGATACAGCGGAATGAGGCAGCGAGATGCAGACTGACCGCTACTCCGGCGACGCCCGGCTCCTGCTCACTCCCAACGGCGCTGACCTCGACTACGAGGGCGGTCAGCCGGTCATGGACCGCGGGCTTGAGAATCAGGCGCTCATCTCGCTATTCACGCGGCCAGGGTGGTGCGGGAACCTGTTCCTGCCACCGGGCCAGCGCATCGGAAGCGACTTCGAAGATACCTGCGAGGGCCCGATCACGCTTCAGGCGCTGGCGGCCGACATCCCGCAAAGCGCCGAGCGCGCGCTGAAAAGCCCTCTCATCCCCGAGGTGACGGTTGAGGTCTCCAATCCCACGGCGTGGAACCTATCCATCGCCATCTCTCTCGGTAGCGGGCAGAAGCTGACCCTCGACCGCCGCGGGATGCTGTGGAGCAATCAGGCGAGCGACCCCGCGGCCGCGCGGCTCGTGAAGGCGGAAGCATGAAAACTCGACTTGTTCACATCATGGCCGACCTTCCTTGCGTCCAGTGCGGTTATTTTGAAACGCTTTGCGGGGCCGAAGTAAAGAAAGAGTTTGCCACGATGGATGAAGACGAGGGCACATGCAAGAAGTGCATTCGCATAGCGAGGCCTAAATCATGAGCATCCCCATCCTCACCACGCAGGAACAGGTTGACCAGAACATCGCCTACCTTGAGGCGCGCCTGAACCAGACGACCCCGGCGGCGGACAAGGCGTACAACCGTGAGGTGGCCGTCATGCAGGGGATGGGTCAGACGGCCCTTTCAAAGCTACTGGCCGACCGCATCAAGGCGGTGCTCGCGCAGACCGCACGCGGGTCCGACCTCGACCTCCTGGGCCTTGAGTACGACACCCCCCGCCACGCAGCGGCTGCTGCCGTTCTCTCCGTGACCCTCACCGGCACCAACGGCACGGTGATCCCGGTGGGGACGGTCATGATCGGGCTTCCCAACGGAGCGCTGTACACCGTGACCACCGGGGGCACCATCGCGGGCGGGACCGTGACCCTGGCGCTCACCGCGCAGGTGGCGGGGGCCTCGGGGAACCTCAACAACAGCGATACCCTCGTCCTGCAGGGGCAGATCGTGGGAGCCACCGGGATCCCCACGGTGGCCGCAACCACCACCACGGGCGCCGACGCCGAGACCGACGACGCCTACCGCGTTCGGGTACTGGACGCCCAGCAGGCGCAGGCCACCGGGAGCAACGCGGCATCATACAGGCTGTGGGCGCAGGGCGTGTCGGGAGTCGTTCGCGCCTACCCCTACAGCGGGGCCCCTGCGGGAGTGACGAGCTCGCCGGTCATGCGCACGGTGTACGTCGAGTGCGACCCCACGATCCAGGCGGACGGCATCGCCCCTGCAGGCCTCCTCACGCAGGTGCGCACGGCGATCACCACCGACCCGAACACGGGACTGGCGCGTCAGGACCTCGGCCTCACCGATGGCACGCTGTACGTGCAGGCGATCACGCGGACCTCGATCTACGTGCAGATCACCGGCCTCAACGTTCCCGGCGGGCTCACCTCGCAATGCCAGGCGGCCATCCTCGATGCGCTCACCAAGTACTTCCTGGCCGTCACCCCGTTTGTCACCGGCGTGGATCCCTCGTTCGGCCGAAACGACAGCATCACAAACCCCAGCGTATCGAAGGTCATCCAGGGCGTGCTCGTGGCCTACGGGGCCAGTGCCGCCAACATCGGCTTCGGGCTGTCGGTGAGCACGTTCGTGAGCGCCTACACGGTGAGCGCCGGGGAGAAGGCGAAGCTCGGGGGCATTACGTATGTCTGATGAGGTGTGGGTCGTGACTCGACCGAAATCTGCATCGTGGGACCTGATGGGAGTTTTCTCGACGGAACAGAAGGCCGTAGCGGCCTGTACAAGCGAAATCGACTTCATTTGGCCCATGAAGATCGACGAGAAAGCGCCGGAGGAGACTGTCGTTCACGAACGGGGATACCGCCCCCTGGGAGTCAATCGTGTCTGACCCCTACGTGGGCACGCGGACGCTGATGCGGGCATTCCTCGACGCCGTTCTGCCGCCGGGGGCGATCTGGCGCCCGGCGCCCGGCGGGGACTTCGACCACTTCCTCGACGGGCTGGGCGACAACCTGCAGGCCACCCACGACGCCATCGTGCAGCTTGCCTACATCCGCGACCCGTGGCGGACGCCATTCCTCGACGAGCTGGAACGCGAGTACGGGGTAACGCCCAACGCGCAGCTCAGTGAGAGCACTCGCCGAGCCTACCTTGCCAGCGTCAAGTACGGCCGCAACCGCAAGAGCACCCTGGACACCCTGCAGCGGGCCCTGGACGACGCGGGCCTGGGCGTCGGGGGCTACGGGCTCATGGTGTTTGCCAACGACCCCCCGGTTGACCCCGCTCCGTTCATGGGCTTCACCTATCAGATGTACCTCGGAGGAGGAAACACGCAGTACCTGGGGTACAACACCGGGGGCATCACCCGCGCATTCCTCGGGGTTGCCTCCGGCGGCGGGGTGTGGCTGGTAAACGGCGAGCCGTATGTGCCGGTCCCCAACTATGAGTCCCTCGGGGGGGCACAGAGCTACCTCGGCTATCTGCGAAGCGGGACGACCGGCGGCTACTATCTCGGGCAGTACTACAGCGTGAGCTATCTGCCGATCACGGTGGCAAGCCCCAGCGACCCTACTACGTGGCCCTGCGTGTTCTTCCTCGCGGCGGCGGCCACGCGGGCCTACCCGAACCTGATTGACCGAGGGGACTGCGAGAGCGCGACTCCGCCGATGGTGAGCGGGGAGACGGTGCCCTACAAGTCCAACAATCCAACGTGGGCTCAGAGCACGGACGGTTTTTCCGGTTGGCCTTCGAGTGGGACTCATAGTTTCAAGTTTACTCAGACAGCAGACGGATTGTCTGAGGCTGGGCTGACCTATGGGATAGGAGCCGGAACCGGGTTGCACGGCTTCATCCCGGGGCACACCTATACGATCTCCAAAAAGTTCTACATCCCCTCGGCGAGCGGGATTTTGGGAACCCAGGTAGGATTTCAGTTCGGCTATCGCAATTCAGGAGCAAACCACGGCAATACACCGGTTTGCGCTAATCTTTACGATCAGGTCCAGGTGCTTTCCACCACGATTACGCTTCCCTCTGACACCACAGACGTGTGGATCTTCGAATTGGGCAGTGGGCTCACCGGCCAATACTTCTACGTCGATGACATCACGCTGAACGACGTCACCCTTGGGCCTCCGATTTCCGCTCTCACGATGGCCACGATCCCCGCGAACCTGCGCCAGCGTCTGGTGGAGATCGTGATGCGGTGGAAGCCGCTACATACCTGGGCGGCGCTGATGGTGAGCTTCTCATGAGAATACGAAACTGGCGGGGCATACGCCCTCGTGAAACCGAAAACCGAAAGGGCGAACGCCCCTGGGAGGAAACATGAAAGACCTTGCAGGCATCCCCAACATCACAGGGGCATATCCCTCTGTGGCGGCGAAAAACTGCTCGGGGGCTGGCGCCACCGACGGCACGGCGGCGGTCTCCGACTGGGTGAACATGATCTGGGGGAGCTTCCAGACCATCATGAACCGCGCGGGCCTCACGCCCTCTGGGGTGCTCGAGGCATGGGCGGCGGAGAACGCCTTCCTGCACGCCTCCCCGGGCGAGGCGACGATGCGCCGAACCTCGGGGCAGATCCTCACGGCGCTGCAACTCCTATTCAGCTCACCCGGAGAACTGGTGCTGTGGTGCCGCTCGCAGGCACCTGCAACGGTCGGCGCTCGCGTACTGCTCCTCCAGGGGCAGACCATCGCGGTGGCATCCTACCCCGACCTGTGCAACGCCGTGTACTGCGGGGACGCCGCCAACAACACCGCAGGGGTTCCGTTCTACCTCAGCTCGGACTCAGGCGGAGTCACGCGCTCGACCAGCGGCACCTATCTCACCCTCCCCGATGCCCGCGGAGTGACCATCCGCGGAATCGACACGGGAGCCACACGGGACCCCCTTGGTGCCACGCGTGGCGGAGGCACGCCCAATGGCAGCATCGAGCTGGATGCACTGCAGGGGCATATCCATGGCATTTCGAGGGGCACCACTGGGACGTCGCAGAACGCTTATTCTCCTCAAACAACTACATGTAGCGCAACGCCGGTTACCGACCCTGGTATTTTCATCTCGGGTCCAACCACCGATGGGGGCGCAACCGAAGGCGATGGCTCAACCGGAACCGCTCCCAGGACTTCCAAGGAGACACGCATGATCAACATGGCCTGCTACATCGGGATCAGGTATTAGGCAATGAAGGTCGTCACCTGTCCCAAGTGTGGAACGAAACTCGGATATCTCAAAGGAGACCGCTTCGTCGGTCTATTCCATGATCCGTGCCAGTACGGCACAAAGAAGAGGTGAGAGGATGAAAACCGTATTTCACGCGAACGTAGACGGGCGGGAGATCGTGCTGGGCTTCGGGGAGGCGCACGGCTTCATCGACCCCGAGGCGACGTGGCGCAAGGTGGAGGCGATCCTCGCGGAGACCGACGAGAGCAAGCAGATGCACGCGCTCAACGCTCAGATCAACCTCGTGCGCGCCAAGGCCGATGAGGCGCTTTCCATGGCCTCGCGGTTCGCCGCGGTGGTGCTCCCCGATGGCAAGGTGCTATCAGCGGGCAACCCGCAGCTCATGGCGCGCTACAACGGGGAGTACCAGATGCATCTTGGCGAGGCCGAGGAACTGGTCAAGCAACTCACGCCGCTGGTGACCGCCTTCGAGGCACGGCGCGCGGCGCTGTTCCTCGAGCAGGCGGAGTACACCCACCCGCCGCAGGGCGAGGACCTCATCGCCGATGATGCGGCGGCCTCCCTGCAGGCGAAGCACGCCGCGCGAGGTGACGGCCGGGCGCTTCTCATGAGCGGGGAGTACATCACCGACCTCCGTGGACGCGAGTACTGGCTTCCCAACCCGTGGCGGAAAGCATCGGTGGTAAAGCTCGGAGATGAGCTTCCCAAGGGCGCGGTGCTGACTCCGACCTCCGAGCAGTCGCAGGAGATTGCCTCCCAGCAGGAGGCCGACCGCGTGGCCGCACTCGACCCCGACCAGCGGACCGCCGAGGCGCAGGCGGCGCAGGTGGCCGCCCAGCAGGAGGCGGCTGCACTCCGCGCCCGGCTTGAGATCACGGGAGACGCCAAGGCTCTGGCCAAGGCGCAGGCGTCGTATGCGGATGCCGTTTCGGCGATTGAGGAAAAGTACGGGGTGAGCTTAAGCTGAAAGAAAAGCGGGGGCCGTTGGGCTTCTCACCCCCAGCACCCCGCAGGTTTCCGCCCCGTCGCAAGGCGGGGCTTTTTATTCCACGTCGAGAAACTTCACCTTGTGGGCGTCGGCAAGCGCGATATGGCCATCTTCCTGCTCGATTATGGCCTTGGCCTCTCCCTTGTGTTCCACGAACCGATGGAAGTACCCTCGCCAGTATTCCTGATGTCCGATCACTGCCGCCGGCCTGAGCTCGGCTCGGGTCACTTCATCACCTTCCGTGAGTTCATCGCTTCGCGAATCTTTTCCGCCGCTCGTCATGCCGCGTGCGCACTTGACCTTGATCCGAAGGCGTGAGCCGATTCCTCACCGTCGTCGAGCAGATTTTGGAGGGCAAGAAGAATGGCGCTCATCTGAGGCCTCGTGAGATCGACCTTCATTTCATCACCCACAGCTTCTGGTCGGCGCTGAAACTCGAAATCACCGTGCTGGAGCTGTCGCGCTTCCACAGCGTGGTCCCCTGATGGTAGTACAGCGACCCCGAGATATCCTCCGGCAGCAGGGTGGCAGAAAGCGCCTCCCCGGTGGTCTGCCAGCCGTCGCCGGTGTACAGGAACTGCACGAACGCCGCCACGCCTGTGGACGGGCTGAAACTGATGAGGGAGCCGCTTGTGCATTCGATGAAGAACACCATGCCGGAGTCCACGTAGGCGGGGATCATGCGGCTGTACTGCCCGTTGTCGTGGTAGAGGCCCGATCCCTGCGAGGTCACAAGCGGAGGCTGCGGCAGGGCAAACTGCTGGAGGGCATTCGCATGCGTGGTGAACGTCCCTGCTCCCGGATCCCACACGTCGCCGTAGCCGTCGTACCACACGCCACCTGCCTGGATCCACGGTTGGCGCCCGGGCCATGGGAAGCCGCCGCCGGTCACCGTTACGCTTCTCCCTCCGGGGTGCGCGGAGTCGTAGATCACCAGTGCGTTGGGGTTGGCGGTGTCGGGCTCGTAGAACAGAGGTCCGCCTTCCACCGCCCACACGATCTGGTTGGAGACGAGTGCCGCGTTGGTGATGTCGTGGAAGCGTCCGAGGTCATCCAACGCAATCACGTCGCCGTTTTCCGTCTCGAAGCTGGAGGCGTAGTTCCAGGTGTTCGCGTGCCAGTCGCCGTACTCCGCGCCATCCTGCCAGATGCGGGTGTGCGCTCCCGGGGTGTAGTCGATGTCGTAGGACTGCTGCGCGCTCAGCGCCTCGAAGGTGTAGGTAACCGGGTCGCCGATGACGGTCACCCCCGCGGGAAGCGCCGGGAGGTTGATCGCCTGAGTGATCGCCCCCGAGGAGTCGAGGAAATACAGGACCTGTCCCACGGTGATCTTCGACCCGTTGCCGTGGCTCGCGGTACCCGTCTTCCACACCACGGTGTTCGTTCCATCCCACAGGCGAACGGCGCTCCCGTCGTAGAGGGCGGCGAGCACCGGGCCGGTCAGTCCAGCGGGGGGAGGAATTACCTGAGTCTGCACGGTTACCGCACACGTTGCGGTGAAGCCTCCGTCATGCGAGGTGGCGATGATCGTGGCGCTGCCGTTTGCCTTCGCCTGCACGAGGCCACCGGATACACTCGCCACCCCAGGGGCGCTGGAGGTCCACGTTACGGCCTGGTCGGAGGCGTTCGCGGGTTGAAGCTGCGCACTGAGTTGGTACTGCGTGCCCGGGGGAAGCGTCTGAGAGGTGACCGACAGCACGATGCCATCGACGTGCACAACGCCGGGAATCGGAGGCTGGCAGGCGGCCAGCGCAAGGGCGAGGCCGAGGATGAAAAGATGCCACTTCATGATTTTCCTCCTATCGGTTGCCCGCACTTCGGGCAGACTTCCTTGAGATCGGGGTCCTTGTAATTCGTGAGATCGCGGAAACCGAGTTGCATGAGGATGGTGACGAATATATCGTCAGTCATGCCCTTGCCATCCTGCTTTTCAAGCTCGGTGATCAATTCGGGAAATGAGGCAAGCGCCTTCCACGAATCGTCGAAGGATTCAAGGCGGGCGACCCATTTGCCACCGAGCCAATGCCAGCGCATGATCATCTCCCCGGTAGTTCCGCCTTCGGTGCTATATAGTCCGAATGTGACCTCGGGATCTCTTTTTCCATTTGCCTTGGCATACCATGCCCGGCTTGACCAGTGAAATCCACGTTCGATCACTTTTTACCCCCTTTCATCGTATCCCTGATCGTTTCCAGCATCAACACGGCAGGCCCTCGCGGGATGCGTGCGCCACGCTCCCATGCCCGAACCAGCGCAAGGGAGACGCGCAGGCGCTTGGCGAATTGCTCCTGCGTGAGTGCCCCACGGATGGCGCGAATCGCGGCGGGGGTCATGCTCCCCGCTCCATGCTTTCGATGGCATTCTGGATATTGATCTGCGCGAACACCGCAGCTCCGATTGCTTTTCGCGCCATCTTCGCCCGGGGAGTCGCGTTCTCAAGGAGTTCATCCTCGAACGCCAGTTCCAGGGTCATGCCCGTGGTGATCGCCTCTTCCATGGTGGCCTTGGGATTCGCGGCCAGCCCGCGGCGGAGAGCGGCTTCAAAGAACCTTGCTTCGGCGGTGGTCAACTCGTTTTCGTTCGTCTTCATGTACTACACTGTATCACTACTACGGGGTATCGTCAACTATCTTGTGCACCCTGTAGCAAAAATATATTTATGCACCCGCGCGCCAACTTGGCACACTTGATGCAACCCCGTGCACGGGGTATTCTCACCCTCATGGGCGCCCCGGAGCGCACGATCATTGAAGGCCGCCTCGCCTCCCTGGAGCCGGACGAGCGCCGCTTCAGGATCAACGCCGGACAGGGCTGGGTGGGCGAGGAGCACCGCGTGCACCGCCCTACCCCGTTCGTGCTGTACCCCGGGGACGTTCTTCTGCGACGGGCCAGCGTCCTGCACGCCGCTCCGGCGGGATGGCCGGACCTCGCGGGATGGGACAGCGTGGTGGTCACCCCCGAGATGGTGGGCGCCCGGATCGCCGTTTTCGTCGGCGAAGAGATCAAAGCCGGTCGCGGACGGCTGTCCCGGGTGCAGGTCATGTTCCGCGACTGCCTGACTCGGATGGGCGGTCGGTGGCGGGTGATCCGAGGTCGAGCGGGAGTTGCTGGCGATCCCGTTTCCAGCACACCGGCCCGACGCCGCGCAGGATCGAAAGCGGTGCAGTCAGCGGCATCCGACAGAGCCGACACTTCGGAAGTATTCCGCGCTTTCTGAGGTCCATCCGCAGCACCTCGGCGCGCTTGGCCAGGGTCATCCCACAAGCTCCTTTCCGGCCTCGGAGCGCTCCTCGGCCTCGCGTTCCAGTTCCTTTTTCTTCATCCACGCCCAGCCCCGCGCGTAGGGGGTGCCATCGCGTTTCTTCGCCTGCCGGCCGATCTCCACCAGAAGCGGGACATTCACCGCCCTAGGCATCTGGCGGTAGCGCTCGACGCTCACCTTGGCGGCCTCGGCTCGAATGGGGATCTCGCGCTCGGTGAGGAAGTGATATACCCACATCACCGACCTGCCCAGTTCCTCGGCGATACGCAGTAGCTCGCCCACCGGCCCCGGGTCCAGCCTCGGCGGGTCCTCCTGAAGGGCCGACAACCAGGCATCGGAGGCAGCACCTATCCTGTCCTGCACCTCGCGGCGCTCCTCGGGCTCGAGCGTCGTCCACGTCCGCGGCGGCGTGCGTTCCTCCAGACGGGCATCCACGGTCTCAAGTTCCCCCCGGCTCATGGCGGTAGCGGGATCCAGCTTGCACCCTCCGCGGCAGGCGGGGTCACTGCAGTACTGGTAGTCCTTCAGGGGGCACAGGCGCAACTCGGTGGAGACCGGCGCGCGCTCCCTGCGCTCCCGGCCGTAGAAGTTCCAGGTCAGTTGATCGTGGTAGAAAAGCGGAACACCGGGATGCGCGGCGTCTTGATGCTCCTGGACAAGATTCGCATGGTCGAAGAATAGAGCCTCCTCCTTACCCGGATATGGGCGAAGAATCCGACCCACCTTCTGGAAATAGAGAGCCCGAGACAGAGTCGGACGAAGCGAAGCTCCATATTCAACACGCGGCACATCAAGGCCGTATGTACAGAGATCACAATTGGTGAGCCCATCGATCTCCCCCTTCCTGAGTGCCTCGATCAGGCGGCGGCGCTCGCCTTTTCGCATGGCGCCCTCGATCGTGAAGAATAGGTAGCCCGCCTCGGTGAAGCGCTGCGCCGTCTCGTAGGCGCTTCGCACCGATCGGCAGAAGATCAGCGCGGGTCGACCTTTGTGGTAGCCTTGACCCGTTCGCGCTGTGGGCGCACCCGGAAGCGATATCCCTGAGTGTCCGATGCTGCCGTATTTTCCATAGTACCGGACAACGTCACCGTACACTTTGCGTTTTTCAAGGAGAGCTTCCAATTCAGAGGCGTCGTATTCAGTGCCTCGACGATGGATGGAGTCAAGCCCTGCAATTGGAGGCGCAAAATATCGAAGAGAGCTGAGGAAGCCGCGATCCGTGAGCCAAGGGATACTCGGGCCGAAATGGATTGCCTCATAGGGTCCTCCTGCTTCTATGGCCAGTCCGCGGCCGTCCAGGCGCTCAGGGGTGGCGGTGAGCCCGATCACCCTGAGGGCGGTCTTCTGCGCGCGCGCGGCCTCGATGATGGCAAGCTGCGCGTCATAATAGAGATGGCACTCGTCGAAGAAAATTACATCCGGCCAGGTCTTCACGCGGCCCAGGCGGCGCAGGAGCGTGTCCTTGCTCACCAGTTGCACCTTGAACGCTCGGCTTTCCTCGCGGCCGGCGGCGATATGCCCGTGCGGGATCTTCCAGCGCTCGAAGTGCTCGCTTGCCTGCTGGAGAAGCTCGTTTCGCGGGACTACAAACCAGATCACGAACGTGGGATTCAGGCCGCGGATGAGGCTCACCATGGCGCTCACCTCGGCGGTCTTGCCCCCGCCGGTAGGTAGCTGGTGCAGCACGCTTGCGTGGTCGCGGATGAGCGGGCGGATCTCGGCGACGTCGGCGGCCTGGTAGTCGCGGAGCACGCTATTCCTTCATGATAGGGGAAACGCCCTTGCCGCATTTCGGGCAAGCATAGAGAATGTACATCAGCTCTCCATGGACCGGGCATTTCCATCCCTTGAGCTTAGGCTTGGGATGAATCATCAGGTGGATCTCCAAACGTCCGATACGCATCAGTGCTCCCTTTCCCCGGCTGGGATGGCACCTGCGGGGGCCACGATGAGGCCCGTGAGCGTCTGGCGGCACCGCGCGATCACCGAGGGGTCGGTGCAGTCGGTGACGAAGACCGCCGCTTTTCCCGCGCGCAGGAAGGTCGGCCTCAAGGGGATCGCGGGTCCGAAGCCCTTGATCACGCCGTAGGCCTGCTGTCCCTTGGGGTCCGGCGGTGCGAACATCAGGCACACGGTGTGCGCGGGGTCGAAGATGTAGCTGTCGGCGTCCTCCCGCACGGCCTCCGAGAAGAGGACCGCCAGCCCCAGGTGGTAGATGCACGGCAGGCCGCTCACGACGCGGCCGTCAGGTCTGAGAAGTTCCATTACCGTCCCCTTTCATGCATTTCTCGCGGTGCTCGGCGATTGCTGCCGCCTTCGCATCTTTTCGCTCACAGGTCACGTGGTGCATGCAGCATCCTGCCCACGCCGGCGAATACCACATTGTATAGGCGCGCAATGTCGCCTTTCCGGGTGTCCCGTCGCGCTTCAATCTTGATTCCTCGAAGACAGCAACATGAACGAGCTGCGTCATTTCTCCCTCGCTTTCTTCAGTTCTGCTTCCAGCCAGCTCACATAGCCGGCGTCCACGTACTCATGAAGCGGCCCGTCCATCAGGCGCAGCACCGGGCGCCCCTCGGCATGCAGGTACTCGGCGGAAAACGGGCGGGTGTACTCGGTGCGGGTCATATCACGCGCTCCAAGGCCAGAAGCTCGTCCATGCGCTCCAGCACGCGCATTCGGCCCAGATGCTTTCCGAGATACTTCCAGGCATAGAAGCCCGCGACGTAGGGCTTGAACCACGCGCTGTGCTCGTAGATGAACGGCTGGTCCATCTTCACGCGCCCTTGGATCCGAAGGTGGCAGCGCTGGCAGAGTGCCACGAGATTCCACCATCGGCAGTTCATCTTGTCGCCGTCGAGATGGTGGACGGTGAGGATATTCCAGCCCTCGCGGGAGTGCTTGGCGCCGCAGCGCACGCACTTCCAACCCGCTGCCTTTTTCACCCGGCGGGCGATCGTCTGCCAGTTCGACGGGTATCCCTCGGCCTTGCCGCTCACAGCCCCAGCTCCTTTCGCACGCTTGCAACCTCGGGGGTCTGCTTCAGGGTCTCCAGCGCCTTTCGCACCGTCTCCCTGAAGCCCGGGGTGCGCACCATCGCCATGTCGTCGTACAGGGCATCCAGGATGCGCCAGATCCCGCGGCGCACCTCGGCCGGCCGTCCTCGCTCGACTGCCGCGCGGTCCCACGACCACACCATCTGGATGAGGGCAGATCGGTCAGGCATTGGTACCTCCAGCGTTTCGGCTCATATCGGCGGATCCCCTTCCAGCAGGCCCGCGGAGAACACCATGCAGCGGCGGGAGGTCTCACCCGGCGGGGTGACGGTCTCCCCCTTTTTCAGGCACAACAGGTGCCGTGCCAGCACGCGGCTGTACTGCGCGCCGAGCATGCGGCCCAGGTGGTGATTACGGACGGCCACGCACATCTGGCCCTTGCTGTCCACATACAGCCCCAGGGTGTTGAGCGTCTTTCGGTACTTGGCGAGGTCGGCCGCGGGGTCCTCGGTGTCATATCCTCGGGCCAGGGTGCGCAGGAGGTGCTCCACGGTGTAGCGCTTGGTGGGGGCATCGAAAAGCGGCATCACTTCATCCATGAGCCGCTGGATCATGCTCTCGCTGTCGTCCTCGGCGCGCTCCACGGGCTTGGAGGCGTACACGGTGGGAAGCCACTCGGCGAGCTGCTCGTCAGTGGGAAATGCGTTTTTCCACACCCGCCAGTGCGCCGCCCACAGGATCCCCTCCATGAGGCTGTAGCGGGTGTCCATTCCCGTGCGGTCGTGCACGGCCACAGAGAAGCGCTCGGCCTGCTCGATGATCTCGGCCAAATGCGCCCAGGTGAACGCCCTAACCCCGGCGCAGGATTCCTCCGTGAAGGCGCAGGCAAGGCCGGCTCGTATTTCCGCCCAGTTGTTTTCGGGCTTTCGCATGTCCACCACGGCGATACGGTTGGCGTCGGCCTCGCGCTCGTAGCCGGGCTGGATGGCGGCGTAGAGGAACATGCTTCGCGCCACGTACGATATGCTCCGCCCCTGGGTGGTGCCTTTGAGGATGCGCGGGGAGTCGTCGCTGAAACTCTGCCGCATCAGGGCAAACACGTTTCGCATGCGCATGCGGCTTTCTTCCTCGCCGCTTTCCGCTTCCTCCACTACCACCGGCAGGCAGTCCAGCTGCAGCTCCTGTCGGATGCCGGCCTCGGTGACGTTGGTGACGTACAGCCCGCGGGCCATGCGCTTGACGACATACTGGAGCACCGTGGACTTCCCGCTGCCGCTCTGGCCCGTTAGGAACACCGCGGGCCTCACGGGCAGGGCTCCGCAGAAGGGGGCCAATACGCTCCACGCCAGGAGGCGCGCGCAGTCCGCGGGGGTCTCGAAACTCAGCGCCGACGCCGCAGCCCACATGCGCGCCCTGGTTTCGGCCACAGCAGGATTGCCGTCCAGTCCCAGGTCCAGCCGTGTTTTCCTCTGGTAGACGCGATCAGGGTCCGGCCCGCCGTAGGTGCTCGTCCCGTCGTGGTAGAGGTAGGTGGTGCCGGAGGCGCCCGCAATGCGCCAGCAACCGCGCCCGCGAATCGAGCCAATATCGAAGGCTTTGCCATTGGATGCCTCAATAAGCCAGTCGATTGCACGATCGACATCAAGCCCTTGCCCCCGAGAGTTCTTCGGGAACATGCCTTCCCACCAGTCGATGGATGCCAGCAATTGCAGGTTGGTCTTGGTAAGCGATCCCAGGCGGAAGGTCTGCATGCGCTCGCTGCGGTCGAGGAAGTAGGTCAGGCCGTCGTCGGCGGTACCCAGGATGCGGAAAGGGATGGCGTCGGGGGTCAGATCGCCCGCATCATGAGATCCGCCACGTCCTCCACCTTCACTCCCATCATGTCCATCATCGCTTTGAGCATTCTCATTTCGGGCAGGTTGCTGTCGAACAGGCTCTCCGCGAGCCTCCGCAGCGAACTCGGGCCCATTCCCAAGGTATTCCGCCATCTCCTGCGGGCTTCGCACCTGTAGGGCTTCCACGATGTCGGCCGCCTGTGGCTTGATCTTGCGAGCGTCAGGAAGTGGTTGAAGCACGCGAACCGACTGAACGTGAGACTGGAGTGTGTGTCGAAGACTTTCGGCCGATTCCAGACCGGGCCTGTCATCGTCGGGATAGATGACCACCTGTCGCCCCACAAGCGGCGACCAATCCGCGAGGCGAGCCTTTTTCGCGCCGCCGTTCCACGTGACCGGTACATACCCCGGGATTTCCTGCGCTGCCTTCCAGCACTTCTCCCCCTCGACGATGAGAACAGGGGCGTCGGGCCGGGCGGCAAGGAGGTCACGTCCGAAAAGTCGTACGGGGCATCCCTTGAAGCGAACAGTCGGGCCATGGTCCCCGGTGCCAGCGCTTGCCCAGAAGCCAAGGACGATCTTGTCCAGTCGCTCGATTTCCTTCCGCTGGAATCGCTCACGGTCTCCCTTCCTTTCAAAGCGCACCGAGAGGATCTCCACGCGGCCGCTTTCATCCTTGCAGGTCCACGAGCCTGCGATCTCCAAGTCCGTCCCGAGCTGGCGGGTCACCGCGGGGGAGAACGGGGCAAGCTCCAGGAGGCGCTTGGCGGTGTAGACGGACTTCGCCTCGTCGACGGACAGGGGGATGAAAGAAGGGGCGGAAGGACTCGCCTGCTTCCGAGTGTCTGTTCTCGGTACGGTTCCTCTGTCGTCCGCCCCGCTGAAATCCCCCAGCGTTTCCTTCACGATTTTCACTCGCTCGCGGAATGTGCTTTTGCCTGTCCCCATGCCCTTGATGAGGCCGCAGGCATCCCATATGTCCCAGCTCACCCCGCACACCGGGCAGTAGACGTTGGTGTCGTAGCAATGCGCTGACGGGTGCTCGTCGGGATGGTCCGGGTTGATGCAGCGCATGGTGCCATCGGGGGCTACCTCCACGCCGAGGCGGGAGAGAAAATCGCGGATGCGCGGGCGGTAGGCGGCCAGGTCGTCGTTGGGCACTCGGGTGGCTCCCTCGGGGTCAGCCGTCGAAATCCGCCGTGAGGCGCTCGGGGACCTTGATCTGCCACTGGTGGCACAATCGCACCAGCGCCTCCTTGTCCGCTTGCAGGCGTCGCACGCGCTGGGAGTCGATCTGCCCGCCTTCCAGGCGCTTCACGCGCTGCACCAGTTCGCGGTTTTCCTGCCTGAGCTCGCGGATGTACGCTCGGTCCTTGGATTGCTCCAGGAGCTTCCACAGGCGCCACGCGAAGCCCATCACCCAGTTCAGGTTGTCGATGAACACCCGAGCGTTGAACTCGCTCAGGTTGTAGTTGCCGTTGACGATCCTTCGGCGGTTCCACTCGCGGATGCGCACGAACTCATCGACTTCCATGGCCGCGCATTCCTCGTCGCTGGGTTCGGCGTTGTACAGGGGGTTGCTCATGGAGTCCCGCCTGCGCTTGGGTCCAGAATGAGGGTGCCGTCGCAAATGGGCTGGTTGGACGAAAGCCACGTATGGTGAGGTCCTTCGGGGAAGGTCGACCATACAGCCCCGCACCGTAAACACCTCCACCGCCTCGCTGCCTCGGAAGGGGAGGGCCTCGGGTCCCCACAGTTGTCGCACACGTTGCGACCGGGAGGATTGCTTTTCCACCCGCAGGAAACGCACGTCCATTCGTCTATCGGACTTGGCTTTTTACCGTCGGGGGCGGGCGTCTCTGGCATGTTCCCGTCATCGTCCTCTATCTGCTCAGGCCGTAGGCGTGTCACCTTGATGTCGGGCGTCTCGTCGGGGCAGCGGTCAGTGGATCGTCGGCCCTTCCTTCTGCGCTCCTCCGGAACCATCTTCTTTCCGCACCACTCACAGTAATGATCCAGTTCGGTGTGAATCGTTACGACCGTCTGATGGTCTGGGCAAACGAGCGGTCGGTAGCTCATCCCTTCGTCTCCTTTGGCGGCTGGGCGCGGAGCCACGCATCGCGTCGTCGGTACCATTCCTGCGCTGATGGCGCTTCCCGGTCCTCGGCTTTCCACTCGGTGAGCAGCCACCGTGCTTCTGCCAACAGCCCTCCGTCGGGGGCAGGGGAGGCGAGGGCGGATCGCAGATTTTCCATGACCTGCTTCTGTCCCGGCATGGGCTTCTCATCAAGACAACGGTCATCGAAGTCCTTGAGAACGTCCGCCGCCGCCTCCCTCAGCCCCGTCCCCTCGGCCGGCTCGGGCGGGTGGGCGGCAGCGAGGATGGCGCGGGCGACGACTGCCCGGTTGTGGGCATATCCACGGATGTTAAGAAGGTCCCCGTCGAGCGAGTGATCCTTGAATCCCGCGCGGCTTATCGTTTCAAGGGACCGTTCCGCCTCTTCCAGCGCCTTCCTCAGGTCATCCGTCTGGCTCACCTTCCACCTCCCGCAGCTCGCTGCTCCGTGCTGCGCTTCACGAGGTCGATCACCCCGGACCCCAGGGGCTCAAGCACGCGGATTCGGTCGGTGGCCCAGGCAAGGCGCGCTTGCAGGATCGCCTTCTCGCGTTCCAGCTTCTCCCGGATGTCCTGGCCGATGACGTTGGGCATATGCTCGACGTCCCAGGCCCAGCGCTTGTTGGCCGCGTGCTTTCCCAGCTTGTAGAAGACCGCGCAGAGGACCGCCACGAAGCTCATGAGGACCAGCAGCGCTCCCAGCGCGGGCACGTGGTCTCCCAGGTACTGCATGAAAAGGATGAAGCTCACGGGGTGCCTCCGGCTCAGTCGTCGTGCGCTGCGAAAAGCAGGGCCGCGATGCACACGCCCACCGTGACGGACAGCGGGACTATCCACAGAAGGTTCGTCCAGTGGATCATGGCCGCACCCCATGCAGGCCGCGAGAGACGCCGCGGTTTCCGTACAGGCGCTCAAGGCAGTCCGGGCAGATGGTGTGCGAGGCACGTCCCGGGAACGCCCGGCATTCGTCGGTGGTGCCGGTCTGCTTTCCGCATCCCGCGCAGATCACGGGGACCTGAGGTGTCGTGGAGGCGCTCACAGCCCGGCCTCCCCTCGGCGCACCAGATCGTGAAGGTGCTCGGTCACCTGCTCATCGGAGGCAGGCGGACGGATGCGCGACCACGCCTTGCGCCACGTGCGCACCAGCCACCCCGGGAAAAGCACGAACGGGGCAAAGATGAGGCAGACCAGGAGCATCGCCAGAAGCATCCGAACCGTGATGGGGTCGCGTTCCATACCCTACCTCCGTCAAAGGATGCCCGGGAAACCGCCCGGGCTCGGTTCCGGCCACAACCTGGGGAGGAGATGACCGACTCTCGCGGCGCCAGACGCCTTTCCGTGGTCGCCGTTGCCGCGCCTCCCAGTTTTCAGAAGATGTCCAGCCCCGGCTGGCCTTCGCCGGTCTGAGCCTGCTGGCCTCCCTTGGGCGCCGCTGCGGCCGGGCTACCCTCGGCTACCGGGTGCACAGCAGCGGGCGCCGGGGCGAGCTTTCGCTCGACGTCGGCGGCACTGGTGCCCTTCTCGGGCTTGGCAGGCGGACGGTCGCTCACCCCGGGCTGGTCGTGGGCGTAGAACTCCGCCTCCACCTCGTCCTCTGGGTCGGTGTCCTCAAGGATGCCAGAGGCCTCGGCTTCGGCTTCCGCCTTGGAGATGTCGTAGCCCAGTAGCGCCCGGGACTTCTTCTCCTCCAGGGCCCTCTGGCGCAGGCCGAAGATCTCCTCGCCGTCGATCACCAAGGTGGCGTAGTTGATGCTGCCGTGCTCCTCAGTGGTCTTCTTCACCAGCACGAGCTTCAGCGGCATGCCCTGGAGGATCCCGCCGGTGTTCTCCGCGAAGTACTCCAGGGCGCTCAGGATGGAGCTCACCCCGTTCCAGGAGTGTGTGCGGTACTTGTAGACACCTCCCAGGTCTCCGCTCTGCGGCAGGAACACGCTCAGGATGCCCGACACCTTGCACTTGCCGGCCTGAGCGATGGGGCAGGTGGCGTAGTCGCATGCCACCTCGTGCAGCGGGCCTTCCTTGACCTCCAGCTTGTCGCCTTTGACCGTGACCTCGCCTCGGCGCGTTGCGGTTTCCCCGTCGCCGGCGCACACCTTCTTGCCTCCGTTGTACGCCTGGTACTGGGTGAAGAAGTTCTTGTCGATGGAATCGAACGGGAGCCGGATCTTCAACTCCCGCGGCTCCTTTCCCACCTTGGCCATCATGCGCTCGTTGACCAGCAGGTTTCCGTCCTTGCTCCCGCCCTGGCGCTCGGTGGTGGTGATAACGAAGTGATCGAACTTCTTGGGAGGCGAGAACTCCGCCCCGCTTCGGCTCTTGATCTTCTCGCCCTTGAAGCCGGTCTTGATCTTGCCGACCTCGGCCAGCGTCTTGTGCAGCCCGCGCTTGATCATGCCTGGACCTCCACCAGCGTGACCTCTACCTCGCGCTCCTTGCCGGTGTCACGAACCGGCGACTTGTTGCGATGGATCTCCGCCTTGTTGATGTCCTTCACGTAGCCCGGACCGGCGTAGTAGCGATCCCCTCGCTTCCAAACGTACAGCTTGGTCATCTCACCCCTCCTATCGAAACGTCTTGCCGTCGAAGCTGCCGACCTTGCGGCCGGTGCTGTCGCGGAATATCAACTTGTCGCCGCTTTCCTCGTCGGGGACTGCACTGCCCGACCGGGAGCGCGCGGATTTCAGGACCAGCGTTTTCAACTCCTCCCTGCGGCGTCCCAAGCGGCCGCTGGGCGAGATTTCCTCTCCGATCATGCGGTACTCACTGAGCCAGCTTTCCTCCTGCTCGGTCACCACCAGCGTTCCCACAGGAGCGTGAAATGCGCGGCGCAGGTCAGCGTAGCAGTCGATCTCGGGCTCGCGCTCGGGCAGCACGTAGTGGTCCCAGAAGTGGCGATAGCCGTCGATGAGCATGGCCTGCAGCGACGGCGAGGCCGGCACAGGGTATTGGTGGAACAGGCCCATCTCGGCCATCACGCGGGCCCAGGAGCTGGGCGAGACAGGCCGCATGCCCTCTTTTTCGAGCCAGTGATTGACAGGACCATCTGGTCCATCCGATTCCCAGCGGGCGGCTTTCAAGGACCACCCTTCCGCTTCCCACTCGTCGGTGCGGCGCGGGAAGACCAGCACGCTCACGATGCACTCGGTGGCGCCCGTGCACAGCATCTGGTGTTGCGTCTGCACCTGGTAGGTCTGCGGCACGCGGTCGGTGCCCGGCGGCCCCCACAGCTCGCGGAAGCTCCACAGGTTGGTGGTCTTGCCTTCGTGGAGGACTCCGTCAGCATAGCGACCGTCGATGTGGCAGGTGATCGGGTCGTAGGGACCGAGCATCGCCGATCCTGTTTTTGACTCTCCGTTGAAATCGACCCAGTACAGGCGCTCACGATAGCGGATGTTCTGTCCGCGCTTGGCACCCGCGAGCTCCACGATCGCATCCTCAAACGCCGACCCCCAGCGGACAGCGGGGTTATCCACTGGGGGCGGCAGGATGTAGCCGCGCGATGCGTTGAAGCCGGGCCGGCGCTCCTCGCAGATCAGTTGCCACGCGGTGAACACCGTCTGGCCCTCGTACTCGCCGAGGCCCAGGATGGCCGCCGCGCGCGATCCGGAAATGCCACGGGGTTGGGAGCCCACGTCAGCGCCCCATGATCCGGCGCAGGAACGCGCCAAGCGTCAGCGGTGCCTGCGCGCGCGCGTTCAGGCGGTTCCAGCGCTGGACTGCCTCCGCTGCCGTTCGTCCGCTCACCATGATGGAATGGTTGGTGGGATCTGCGTAGCAGAAGCACTGATAGTCGGCGTTCCCGGTTCCCATCTGTATGGGAGGACTCTGATGGCGCCCGCAGACGATGCACGGGTTGGGGGTGTCAGGCATCTCGCATCCTCCTTCGAGCGCAGGACAGGCACATCTGCATGCGCCGCTCCATCGGGCTTTCAAGGCGGGCCCCGCAGAGGCAGAGGTCCATGTGCGCAAGCTGGCAGTATTCACAGGTGGCGGTGGCTACCTGCTGGGGTGTGATGAGCTCGCGTCCGCAGGCGCAGCGCTCCAAGGTGATGATGCGAAGCCCCGCGGGGATGGTGTCGCGGGCTGCACCCGGGGCGCTCATCCCCTGCCCCGCTTGAGGGCCTGCTTGCACAGGTGCACGACCTGGGCGGAAAATGAGCGGCTTTCCTCGGCGGCTTTCTGCTCGATCTCGGCGATGAAATCCGGCGGCAGGCTCACGGTGCGCGTGACGTACACACGGCCGGGCTTCTTTTCTACCTTCGCGGGCATGTGCCCTCCTTTACGATTCACAACGCAGACTGTATCCCTTGTCGCTACCGTTGTCAACAATTATTTTTCCGATTTCGCAACTTTTTTTCTGACTACCCGGTAGCGGCTCACGATTGCGGTTCCTCGCCCTCGTCGGGATCGTACTCGGGTTGCGCGGTGGACGCAAGCTCCCGCTCCAGGGCACGGATGGCGCGCTCCAGAAGCTCGGCCTGCGTGATCTTCAGGCGGTCTGCCAGCAGCCTGGCGAGTCCCGCAAGAGCAGGGCGCACGCGGATGGTGATGGCAACGGTGGGATCAGCCATGGGCATCCTCGAAGTACGGCTCGAAGCGATCCTCGATCTCCTTCATCTTAACCAGGACCGGCCCCCGATCTGGCAACGGGAAATCTCCCGAGTCCCTGGCCACACCTGCCGAGCGGCGCAGCTCATCCATGATGGGAAAACGGCCGTGATGCGGGATGCGGATAGTCGCCACAACGGAGTAGGTTCGCGCAGCAGCGCCTCCGTTCCAGTTCTCCGACTTGCCGCGGGCAAAGCGGTACAGCATGTTGTCGTCCCTTCTGAGCAGGTGGATGTACAGACTCCGGATCTCAGGATTGACCTTCATGGACCAATCTGTATCGCCAAAAACCTTACTTGTCAAGTATATTACATACATAGTGCATGTGATTAGTCCCCCACACCGAGACATAGGGAAAGTGGCAAGCAAGCAAGCTTGTCAGCATAGGAGAAGCAAGCAAGCTTTCTAACCCATGGTTTGAGAGAAGAGAAGAGTATAAGAGTAATAAGTAATAATCTCTCTCTCTCTCTCTCTCTCTCTCTCTTCTATTAACGCGCGCGCGCATTGCGCATTGCGCGAGGCTGGCTTACAAATCGGCTTACAAATTACCGATTGACCAACGAATCGTCGGTGGTATGCTCATCCCATGGCCTACGACTTCCGACACCTGCGGGGTGAGTTTCTGAACATGGACCTTCGGGAGTTCGCCTCGCTTGCCGTTTTCTTCGAGCGCTACCCCGGCCTCATGCGCCCGGCTGTGGCAACCGTCCTGAACGAGCTGGGCTTCCGCTGGCGCCCGCTGGCAGTTTCCACCCTGGCAAGCCGGCTCATCATGCGTAACCCGCGATTCTCCTTGAGCCGCATGCAGGTGGAGAAAACCTCAGCGCGTCCGATCCCGCAGCAGCGCGTCACCATCGGGAGCACGTTTGTCCGCGGGAAGTCCGGCAACGTCACCTTCGACGGATGGCGATCGCTCCAGGGCAATGAGCGCGAGGTCAGAAGCAGAACGCTTGCGCTCATGGCCCGCGGAGGACAGAGGGAAAACATGGCGCGCCCCAGCGGCAAGCTCATGCCGGGGGCCAACATCCCCAAGCCCGAGGACTGGGACGACATCCGCCTTCCGCAGTCGCGTGTGGCGGCGATGATCCGCGTGATCGCAGAGAGCAGCGTCTACGGCAAGCGCATGATCATTCCCAAGGGCAACCGCTTCTCCCCTGGTCTGTATGGCATCAAGTCACGCAGAGGCTACATCCTTCCCAGCACGGGCCGCAGTGCGCCAAGGGTGCGTATCCTTCAGCACTTCGGCAAAGCCCCCCGCCATGCCCGTTGGCGCTGGATGGACGAGAGCGTGAATCGCCTGATGAAGCACAGCGATTTCACAAAGCTGTGGGAACGTGCACTGATGGCGGCCACTCTGCGTGCACAAAAGCAAAGCGGCATCACGCGCTCATATTAACAACGGTGCACATGTTCAAGGTACTGTGACGCACACACCCCCATCGGCGCGAGTCATGTCGCGACT